GAGGTTCGTGAACAGACGACGTGCGATCCCGATGCAGTGGTGCAGCGCCGAGATGTTATCGGGCGGGATGGTGTTGCTTCCGACCCAGGATCGGATCCGCACGACCGCTTGAGCGTTCGTTACCTTGATGGTCACTCCGGCACCTCGTCCTCGACCACCGTGTCGTTGTCCTGGTCCTCGAGCGGACCATCGATGGTCGAGGGAAGCGGGGACGGGTCATCCCAAGGAGTCACGACGGGTCCAGGAGGTGCGGTGTTGAGCGCCTGGTCCTCGAGGACAGCCTGCGTTCCAGGAGGAGTGACGGCACGCCGCGTGATGACGGCCTGGATGGCCGGCAGGATGACGGCGAGTGCAGCAAGCAGACTGATGACTTCGCTGTCCCAGTCTGCAGGGATGCTGACGCCGAAGACGGCCAGCAGCGCGAGGAGCGCAACATAGGCCGCACGGAGACGCACGGGCTCGAAGAGACTGAGGTAGTGAAGGATACCTTCACCCTTCGCCTCTTCCTTCGCAGCCGTGACCGCGAGCGTGGTGCTTGACATATCGTTCCTTCCTAGCTCGGCGGTGGTGTCGCCGTGCAGACGAACATCAGTGGATGATCCACTGATGGTGTGCAGTAGATCTGGGCAGGCGCGCTGCCCTGATCCCCTTGTGGACCCTGTGGTCCTTGAGGTCCTTGTGGTCCCGGATCACCAGCGGGACCTTGGGCGCCAGCTGGTCCAGGCGATCCCGCTACGCCAGCAGGACCCTGAGCCCCTGTCTCACCCTTCGCGCCTGTGGCACCATCGACGCCGTTCTTGCCGTCGACGCCGTTCGTTCCCGATGTACCGGATGTTCCGTCTCCGCCCTTCGGTCCTGTCAGGCCGTTCAGCCCGTCAGCGCCCGCAGAGCCGTTGAGACCGGGCATACCTTGCAATCCCTGCGGACCCTGCGGACCAGTGGCTCCAATGGCCCCTGGTGGTCCTGGTTCGCCACTCTCGCCGGCGGGGCCAACGACCGGTTCCTCGCCGAGGCCTTGCACCTGGTCGCGCAGTGCGTTGACCTGCGAGGCCAACGCCTGTCGCTGAGCGTCGGAGAGGGTCAGCTGATCACGCTGCGCGAACGACTGCGACAGGAGGTACCCGATGGACAAGATACTGATGATGATGGCGAACGCATAGAGCAGTCGCCAGTTCCTCTTGCCGAACCGTCCTACCTTCGTTGTCGGTTCGACATCGATGTCGTTGAGCAGACCGTGCTGGCTCATCGGAGCCTCCCACGCATCAGTTCCTGCAGGTCATCGTACTTGCGTTCGAGCTCATCTCGTTCGCGACGTAGGTTGACGATCTCGACGTCCTTCCGAGCAATCTCTGCTTCCTGGCGTGTCGCCATGTTGTTCAAGTCGTTGGAGCGGATCTCCGCTCGCTTCCCGCGGGAACCGATGATCGCGGCGAACAACGCAACCGCAAGCGAAAGTACCGCAGTGAGAAGCGTCGGATCAATCGTCATTCTCGATGTCCTCTCGAAAGCAGCGACACCCTGACGAACAGGAGGTCGACCATCAGCCATCCGAGGTTCGGAATGACCAGTCGTATTCCACCCAGACCGTAGAAGAAGATGCTCGAGATGAACACACTTGTCCAGATCCCAGTCATGATGGCTGAGGCCATGAATCCGTATCGTACAAGATCCGCGCTCGACCTTCGCACAAGAGCGAAGAGGCAGAAGAGACCGACCGCCATGAAGGCCAGTCCCCACACCTTGAGAGGAGCGATCTGTCGTGTCGTTTCGTACGAGGCAATGTTGAACAGATCGGACAGGAAGAACAGGAACCCGCCCATTGCGAGATGTCGAGCTGTGTCTATCGCCAGCATGTAGCGGGCGATCGTCTTGATCTCCACTCTGTGCGTCATACCCTTCGCCTCACACGGTAGGTCCTTAGCTCGTCGTGAGCTTCGCGAGCTCAGCTCGCGCCTCCGTCAGCTCGGTCTCGAGCGAATCCGCTCGAGTTTCTTGTAGCGCCTTCTCGTACACCAGTTGCCCGATGTATCCGTTCAGCTTGGCGATAACGTCCTCTGCACTAACTTGCATCTTCGTCGTCCTCCTCGGGATCCATGACGTCCAGCAGATTCTCTAGTACCTGTATCCTAGCCTCTTGTTCACGGGCGACGAGCAAGAGCGCTGCAGTGAACCGCTCATACTGCAGACCTTCGGGGTTGCCATCAGAGTCGTAGTGCACGAACTCCTTGAGGCCGAGGTCGTGTATCTCCTCGGCGATGAAGCCGATATGCCACAGACTCGAGTCGACCCCTTCGATCTCTTCCTTTGACTGGAATCGCACCGGACGAATCTTCAAGACTGTATCGGTGTCGAGAAGAAGATCGGTGATGTTCTTCTTGTACTTCCTGGACGAGGTCGAGCGAAAGACTCTCCCGGGTGAAGCGAAGTACATGTTCGCCGCCAGAGCCGTAGTCAGCCCATACGCACCTGTGAGATAGGTGTTGCCCGTCACAGTCATGTCGTACGGGGTATCGACCGAGCCAAACAGCTGGATCGTCGCAGCACCAGCAGAGGTTCCCGGCGTCATGATGATCTTCGAAGAGAATGGAGTTGCTGCGAGGGCGGGAGACGTGATCCACATCTGGTTGCTCGTTGGGAATCCAGCGCCTCGAGAGTAGCCTCCTGAGTCTTGGAAGTACCAACCCGCCGCATCGATAATGGTTCGCATCGCTCCAGCTGCGATCGCATCGACCACGATGGATCCGTTCTGAATGGTCGTGACCAGACCGCCACCGCTGTCGCTCTGAAGGACGCTACCTAGGATGGTCACACCTCGGATGAGTCCAGAGATGCCGTTCAGGTCGATCGTCTTGGTGCCCGAGGCGTTGAACATCTTGATGCCGCCAGGCTGGATGTCGATTGTGCCGATGCCGGTCTCTTGCACGAACATGCCCGTGAAGAGGAAGTCGGACATGCCTGCGCTTCCGCCGTTGGCTGCGCCGAGGACGAAGCACTGAACTCGCATCATCACTGAAGTAGCTGGTGCTGTAGCAGAAACTGCAGCACACTCCAAGAACACAGGACCAGACGCACCAAAGAGTCCAGCACAGTCCGCGTATCCGGTTACCGTGAAAGATGCGTTGTAGAAGGCAAGGCGGAAGTAAGTCTTACCGTTTGTGCCGTTGAACTGCAACGCGTGACAACCGAAAGTGTACGACACACCGGCGACACAAGGCATGAAGGCCGTACACGTCGCGCTCGACGCAGCGTTGCCCGCCTGATTGCGAATGTACAGTGAGCGACCGACACCATTCGTTGCGCCGCCAGCTTGCCCGCACTTGAGCTGAGCGAAACCGCTGCCACCGTCGAATGTCCATCCGATGTCGGGAACGATGGATACGTCACGGTTGCCGAAGGCGTCACCTCGGTCGCCAGGGCCACCATCCGTCAGTCCAGTGCCACCGCCGTCGAATGACGGGTTGTGGATGGGTCCCATCATGTTGTTGTTCGTTGACCCGACGCGGAGCTTCTCTGTTGTGATTGAGCCAGCGTCGATCTTGGCACCAGTGAGCGACACGATCTTAGCATTGGTGATCGCTGCGTCCTCGATGAGTGCAGTACTCGTGATCTGCCGAATCTCGATCTGGTCGATGAAGCACTGACCGGCCGTGTTGCCTACCGACTCGATGACGATGTCGAACTTCACTGTGTTCGCCGGCAGCACCGTCGGTGTCCAGTTGCCTGCACCGTCGACCGGCGTCTGCAGCTCGCCCCACGACGGCACCGTTCCGATGGCGCTTCGTGCGCCAATGTCGAGCAGCACAGCATCGGAGAATGTACCGTTCTGCAGCGTGCATCGAGCGATGATCTTGATGGATGTCGCTGTGTAGCCCGTCGATCTGAAGCACATGCACCGGCACCAGAACTTCGACCCAGCCTTGGCGATGATGTTCTTCTCGAGCGTCATCGTGCGCGTGCCGGTCAGCGTGCCCCACAGCAGCGAGTAGTCGCCGTGAATCTTCCAAGCGACGGTTGAGTCGTACGTCACAGAGGCGGGCAGCACGAGCGATGCGCGAACGGCCTGTGACTCGAAGGATCCGTCCTGCAGCAGGTTACCGTCATCCTTGAAGGCGACATCCGCTGTGACGATGAAGTTCGGTGTGGCGCTTGCCTGCACGCTGACCGTCGATGCGTACCCATTCTTGGAGTAGGCGACGAAGCGAACGAACTGCGTCGTACCGTACGGCAGGTCATCGAGAACGAGCGTGTCTGCGCCGTTGGGGAACGATCCTCGAAGCGTCGCCGCACTCGGCGTGAAGCCGGTCGTGGTCGACACGTGCACGTCGACACGCCCAAGGTTGATCCCGTACGCAGCGGCCGCCGAGTCCTTGCCGTCCCACGTGATGATGAGGACGCCCTTGCGCGTCGACACGCCCGGCGTGCTGGGCTGGTTCGGTGGTGTGGTGTCGATCGCCACCGAGTGCGTGGTGCTGGCGGACCATGCTGAGACGTGGTTAGACGAGTCGATCACGCCGCCTTGTACGGCAATCGTGACGCCGTTCCTTACGCCGCTGAAAGTGACGACAGGGTCGGTCTCGCCAGTGACGTAGTTCCATGCACCAGGGTTCGGCGGGACGAGCGCATCCTGGTACCGCCAGCGCACCACGTACCACTGCACATCGGTGCACGGTGTGCCATCGGTGTTGGTGGATGGTGTCGTCAACGTCGCGGTGACGACAGCTGCAGGCGTTCCGTCGTACTGCGTGTAGTTGCCCGAGGCGATGCCAGCGATCGTCGGTGCGTTGGGTACCGTGACGTCGATGTACGATCCGGGACCGTTCGGGTTCGTGGTGTTGGACCCGCCCATGAGAGCGGAGATCTTGGCGGCAGCACGGATGTCTGCCTCTACGAACTTATCGTTCAGCGTGATGGAGGCAGTGACGATGCCACCCGAGTCGAGCACCACGCTCATCGACCTGATGCGCAGCCGTTCCGGGACGTTGCCGTCACCGACGCTACGGAAGATCCAGTCACCCACCTTGTAGGAGATGACGGGGAACCACTGCGTCTCTGCAGTGAAGATGAGACCGTGCGTCTTGTCGACCCGCGTGCGGTTGCGCGCGTCGAGTTCAGCGTTCGCCACGATGGTGAGCAGGCCCGTGTCTGCTGTGCCGCTCTGCGACACCATCGTCTCCACCCGGCCGAACGGGTTGGCGCTGGATCGTTGCACCCGCACCACACTGCCGTTGTCGCCTTGCGCGATGACGTCTGATGCGTACGTGTCTGTCGTGCGCTGGTACGGAGCCTCGGTGAAGTCGAGTCCAGCACGCAGGTGCACGGGAGTGGAGAGAGCAGACAGGTCGGATGCGATGGTGTCGACGATGTACACGCGGAAGTCGGCACCTACGAAGCGCACGTCGATGAAGCGGCGCGCCACCATGTCCTTGATGACATCCAGCAGCGATACACCAACGTCCCACGTCTGCGTGAGCGTCGTCGGCCACGTGGTGCCGCTCGAGTCCGTCGTGTTCGAGAACGAAGCAAACGTGATACCGGTCGCCGTACCTCGCGCCTGTGCTTGCGTCAGCAACGAACGGATGATCTCGCCCGGGCTCTTCGCAACGAAGGCGACAGGCGTCGGTGCGGTCGGTGTCGGACCCAACGTCTTAGCACCATCGAACACAGCGAGCAGCGATCGGGCCGACACGCTGAGGTTGGTCGCACCTTCCTCAGCGTCGTTGCCTGCAAGACCCTGCACGAGGCATCGGGAGTTGTCGACCTCGACGCCATCGAGCGTCAGGAAGACCTGGATGTTGTCGACTACCCGCCCGGCGTTGATCCCCACCTTCGGGTAGTCGATGACGATGCCACCAACGTCGCTGAACTCGAAGCTCGCGGTGGCACCCGCCCAGTCGGGAAGTTCGAACTGTCCCGACCCGTCGATGCCACGAAGACCGAAGCGACTCACAAGAACTTCCTCCGTCCGCGAACACGCATCTGGGTAGCACCTGAGCTGCTACCCGTGTTCGTCAACTGCATCGTCGGCGCCGTCGTGAGGTCGCCGTTCTTGGGTGTAAGAGCGAGGTACCGCGGAGCGTGCGCACCGGTGAACACCGTGAGGTTGGTGACGTCCGTCCCGGACTGCGTGAATGCGATGCCGGCGCCTACCTTGCTCGTCCACAGCGTGGTGTTCACCACCCACTGGTTGCCACCAGCAACCGTGCCGTTGTACTGGATGTAGTGGCCTGTGGCAGCATCGATGATGCGCGGGTTTGCGATGGGCCCATCCACCACGAGGTAGAGATCCTCCATCGGAGCGGTAGCACCAGCAAAGGCTGCCAGCGAGAAGGAGAACGATGTGGTGACGCCCGTGAGGCTCGAGTAGTTCTGGTCCGCGGTGTCCTGCCAGAACACGCCGGGGATGTCCAGCTCGACCGTGAACTTCCCCGTCGGGTTGACGCCGAACACGTCAGGGTCGATCGCCTGGATGACTTCACAGAACGCCTGCCGCATCGTGCCACTGCCGTCGTCCTTCTGCACATCCATCAAGAATGGTCGCTTGGTGAAGAGCGACATCAGCTGGTCCATGTTCTTGCGGAACTGGTTGTACTCTGTACCCGACCCAGGAGCAGCGCCGTTGACGTCGGTTCCCTGCGCCCACATGCTGAGGATGAAGCGACCGTCGTCGAACTTCTTGCTGGGAACGAAGAGCGATCCGTGTCGCCCAGGCACCTGAGCGTTGGATCCTCGAACACCGGGAACGTAGAACCGACCGTTCTTCGTCTCGATGTTCCACGCGTAGGTGTCCAGTCGGACACCATCGACGGTGATCGGGATTGCACTGGTGGTCGTCATCACACAACTCCGAGGGCAGAGAGACGGGTCATCTGGTTCTTCACGGTGATCGACGTTGCTTCAGCCACCGGGTTGTACGTGTTGACCTCCACGTGCAGCTGCCGTGGCTCAGTACCTGTCGTCGTCGCTGGTGCGATAAACGATCCAGACCGGCCAGCCGTAGCGGAACGCGACTCGAGCGGGCTCAGCGAGGCGTCAGCCGTCATCGCGGCGACCTTCTTCAGTCGACCAAGCTGGTCCTCGATGCCCTCGATGAAGCCGACCCCCGTCATCTTGCCGAGGTAGGCCGTCACCTTGCTCGGAGACTTGATCTTCAGCTCCTTCTTCACAGCGGCGACGAGCTTCTTCACGAGGTTCGCGATGGACTTCTCCATCGCCTTCACCTGGCTGTCGAGACCATCCACGATCCCTTGCGCAGTGGCGACCCCGACACTCATGAAGCTCTTCGCTGCGAACGAGCCGGTCTTCTTCGCGATGGTGTCGAGCTTCGCCTGCGAAGCGAGGATGCCCTTCAGCTCCTCGTCAGTCGAGTTCGCCAGCATCGCAGCGACCTGGCCTGCATCGCCATACCCCTGCTCAACGAGCTGCTGCAGCAGATCGCCGTTCACGCCTCGACTTTTCAGCTTCGTCACGTTGTCGAGGAAGGCGGTTGCATCTGCGGTCATCTGGTCGAGCTGAGCCTTGAACGCTGCGACGGTCGGTACGTTGCCACCCTGTGCTTGTGCATTCCACAGGTTCACGAACGAGCCAGCGGCGCGCACACCATCAGCGACTGACTTGGCGTAGTCTTGCTGCGCCTTCTGCGCATCAAGCAGCTGTGACTTCGCCGTCTTCAGCGACGCCTGCAGTCCCGTGAGTTTGAGCTGCTGCTTGTTGAGCGCAACGGATGCGCTATCAATGATGCCGACGACGGCCTTCTTCACGGCGGCCTGCGTCTTCTTGCCCTTGAACATCGCGGCGATCTGGTTGGCAATGTGAGCGACTTCAGTCTCCGCCAGCTTTCCGCCGGACTTGAGTCCGATGGAGAGACCCTCCATGACGAAGAGGCCGATCTTCTTGGCCTTCTTCGAGGGCGACCCGATGTCGAATGCACCTTCAAACGCGCCCAGCACACTCTGTCCGATCGACCCGACCGTCGAGAGCAGGTCGCCGACTGCACCGGTGATGCCGCTGACGAGACCTGCAATGACCTGCTTGCCCGTCTCGATCAGCAGCGAGCCAAGGTCACCGATCGCGGTGAGGATCTTCCCACCGATCCCGCCTACGAAGTCGATGACAGGCTGGATCTTCTCCTTCACGCCACCGATGAGCTTACCGAAGAATCCGATGACCGCTGTGACGACACCCTTGACCAGGTTGAACTTCGTCTTCAGATCGTTGAACCAGATGGCCACGACCTTCGAGACACCGACGAAGATGATGCGAGCGATGCGGAACAGAGTCTGGAAGAATCCAACGATGTAGCCTACGACAGTCTTGATAACAGGCAGCGCGCTACCCATGAACCACGTGATGAAGGTTTGCACCGCTGCAAGGATCCCGGCGAACACCACCTTGGCGATGTTCCACAGCGTCGTGTAGTAGCCGATGATGTAGCCGATCACCGTCTTGATGATCGGCCACGCAGTCGTCATGAACCACTGCACGAATGCAGCGATGGCAGCCTGGATGTACGGCCACACGATCTTCGCTTGCGCCAGCAGCCAGTTGAACGCTGTGACGACGCCCTTGATGGCCGTATCGACGATCATACGGAAGGTCGTGAAGTTCTTGTAGGCGTAGATGAGGCCGGCCACGAGCGCGACGACAGCCAGTGTCACACCGATGATGATGGCGACCACGGGGTTCGCAGCGAGGAAGGTGAACGCAGCGTTGACGGCGATGATGCCCTGCACGAGCTTGAGCGCACCACCGACGATCAGCAGAAGTCCGGCTGCGATCGACGCTGCGATCACGATGCCCTTCTTCATCCCATCACTCAGACCGATGAAGGCGTTCACACCCGATGCAACGAAGTCCACCACCTGGCGCACTGCGGGAAGTAGCACGGTGCCGAGCTGAATCCCAAGCGTCTCGACCGAGCCCTTGAGCTGCTCGAGCGATCCAGCGAAGTTGTCCATGCGGGTCTTCGCAACGTCAGCGGCCGACGTCTTCTTGATCGCCTTATTGAGGGAGTCGTAGCCCTTCGCCCCGTTCTTAGCAAGGATGGCAGCGGCTCGGATCGCGTCAGAACCGAAGAGCGTTCGCAGTGTCGCCTGCTTCTGCTGCTTCGTCATTCCCTTGAGGGAGTTCTGCAGGATCTGCTGCACACGGTCGAGCGACTTGAGTCGACCAGCCTGGTCGTAGAAACGGTTCGTCCCATCCTTCGTGACGATGCCGAGTTCCTTCATCAGGTTCGACGTCTTCTTCGTCGTGGGCTGCAGGTTGCTGAGGAAGGACTTGAGCGATGTACCAGCATCGCTGCCCTTGATGCCGGCGTTCCCGAGCTCGGCGATCGCAACCGCCGTGTCAGCGAACGACAGGCCAGCGAGGTTCGCAACGGCGCCGACCTGACTGAGCGAGTAGCCGAACTCCTTCACGTCGATCGCGGAGGCGTTGGCCGCACCAGCGATCGTGTCGGCGACACCGACAAGGTCCTTGGCCTTGAGGCTGAACTGGTTCATCGCGTTCGAGGCGATACCAGCGGCGAAGGGGAGGTCAACACCACCCGCCGCGGCCAACGCTACGGTCGCATCGGCTGCACCGTTCAGGATGTCCTTGGTGGCCACACCTGCCTTGGCGAGTTCCTCCATCGCACCAGCAGCGTCGCTGGCCGAGAAGGCCGTGTCCTTGCCGATCTGCAACGCCTTCTGACGGACGAGCTCCATCTCGGCTGCGGTGTTGCCAGACACCGCCTTGATGGCGGAGAGCTGGACCTCGAAGTCAGCGGCTGACTTGACTGCGAGGCCCAGCCCGGCTGCGATCGCTCCACCCGCAACGAGGGCGATCGTGCCTGCCTTGCCGATGGCCTTACCGGAGGAGCCGGCCTTCTTCTCGACTCCGCCTAGCGCCTTCTCCGCATCGCCCAGACCCGATGTGTCAGAGCCAATGACGACTTCACCTCGGGCTGTGCCGAGATCATACTCCGCCATGTCACCCTCTCATCGGGTCCCTGAAGAGTCCGGTGGTGTCACCAGGCTCTCGTATCCATTTCATCAGGGCCCGCTGGGCTGCGGTGTTGGCCGCCTTCTGATTCTTCGCGTTGTCGACGGCTGACGAGATGTCAGCCTCTACGAGAACCCCGAACATCCGCACGGCTCGGTCGAGACACCATGCGGCTATTTCATCCTGCAGACTGAGCAGCTGGCTCGGCCTGCACGACAGATCCTTGCTCGTCGTCCACGTTTCCCAGAGCCACGCCGGATTCTCTACGAAACTTCTCGAGGTCGCGCGTGCCACCCACCGCGAAGTTGAAGATGAACATGCGGTCCTCGAGGTCCACCATGTCCGTGTAGATCACGCCGTCCTCTCGCGACGTCGGGTCGTTCGGCGCCATCTTGACTGGCGGGCGAAGCACGACGTATGCGGTGACACGGTCGACGACGTGCATGACGTTCGCGAGTGCATCGGGATCAGCTGCCAGCGTGTCCTTGTCGACTACGGGCTGACCGGCGACGCGCTTCACGTGCTTCTCATCAACGATCTGCGAGAGAGTGTCGATGTCGTGCAGCACTCCGGCTGCGATGAGGCCGGCAACGCCTGGCCTGCGAACGAGCGCACGCTGGCCGGACGGGCAGGTGAGATCCTCCACGCCCGGACCAGCGCTGCTACCCCACTGCTTCGGTGAGTAGGGGTCCTCGCCAGGTACGACGGGCTGAACGGGCTGCGTCTTGGCCTTCGTCTTACGAGGTGCCTTGCGGTCTTGCGGTACTCCGGTGGGAGGCATCCTAGTGCTCCATTCCCTGTGCGGTTGTTACGGGGTCGCCGTGGTCGTCTCGTTCTGCACGAACTCGTAGATCACGTCGGTCTTACCGGCCAGGGTGGCCGGCAGTGCGGTGCCTGAGGCACCTGTGAGGAAGAACTGTCCGTCGCCGAGTTCGCCGGAGAGCTCGCCCGTGCTCCTGCACTTGTACAGGATGCAGTGGACGTCGCCGCCGGAGTCGGAGATGGACTGTCCCTCGATCTTGAAGTAGGGACGGACATCAGTGACCTTCTTCTGGAAGGTCTTGACCTGGTTGGGAGTCGTGCCCGTGGTCCCGACGGTTCCGCCGTACATGATGGCGACGGCCTCGTACGAGATTCCCCCGGACTCGAGCTCCCAGTCGACCGCCGCACCCTTGCCTCGTGTGGTGATCGTCTTGTCGTCGCCGCGAAGCTCTTCGAAGTCCTCCGCCTCGGAGAACGACATCGTGCGACCGTACGGCAAGTCGATCGACGAGCCGGCCAGTGTGGTTCCCGACGCATCCGTGTAGGCGGTCAGCTTGATGTCACGGAGTCCGTACGGAAGCGGGATTGTGTTGAGCGGCATCGCTCGGTTCACCTCTCTTCATGAATGGGTCCTTGAAGTAGTCGGTCTGCACGAGCTCTCCGGTGTCCACTCTGAACACATGCAGTACGACCACACCCGGACGTGCACCGCAGAAGCGTGAGTCACACTTGATCTCGAGCAGACCTGAGTCTCTCAGGACTGCATGCTTCTTCTTTGCGCACCGGATGTCGGTAGCCACAGACTCAGCCTGTGACCTCGTCGGCCGTCTCGTCAACGACCGGACGCTCGTCGAGGACGAAGTCGTCGCCCTCGTTCTCCAGCAGGAAGTCACGTGCCGCGGCGCTGAGGTCGGACACCAGGAGGGTGCGACCGTTGCTCGCGTCGAACATGACGTCCTTGTGCTGGCTCGTGATGTCGTTCTGCTCGAAGTCCGCGACGCTGAACCCGCGGTAGTGCTGGTCACCGACGTACCGGATGACCTTCTCGGTCTTCTGCTTTGCGGTGGTCATGTTCTTCTCCTTCGGGGTTCCTGGTCGGTAGTGTATCTGACTTGTTCACGGGCTCGGTCGTGAGACGATATCGAAGCTAGACGTGCGAACGATGCGCTCCCACGCATCATCGAAGAGATCCTGCGAGTCACCGCGCCAGTCAGCCTGCGTGAGCGTTCGCCCGTCTGCACCAGCGACGTGTACGGCAGACGTGAGGAGAGTCTTCGCACGAAGGATGGCCTGATCGATGCGGGTGTAGTCGCCTGCCACGTCGTACACCCAGAGCGTGACACGCTGTATGCCACGAGTCCTCACCACTCCCGGTTGCTCTTCATCCCACTTGATGATGCCGAACTGATCGGTCGGCGGCGTGTCGACCGACTGGAATGCATACCACCCGCCTGCCGGGATGTACGTCTGCATCGTGACGTCGGTCGCAAGAATGTTGTACACAGCAGCGCGGCTCACTTGAACAACCTGATCCCGGGAGAGCTGAAGAGTTTGCTCAACGTCTGCATCACTTCAGGTCCCGTCTTCTCGATGGTGGGCAGGATTATCGCGTACTTGCCCGCCTGCTTGACCTCGAGCCAGATCCCGTACTCGACGGTGTGGGCGAGGGTGAGCTTGTGCGTCTTGAACGGCACGTGCTCTGTAACGACGAACAGACCGTTACGTGCATTGCTCGTTCGGTCCGTCCACGGTGCGTTCGTTCGGGCGTAACGCTCCGCTCTCGTGGCGTGGTACTCGACTGCAGCGACGATCGCTCGCTCCACCTTGGCTGGGAACGTACGCAGCGGACCAGAGAGCGTGTCGCTCTTCCAGTAGAACCCGCTCTTCTGCTTCCCAACGTGGTGTCCACTAGCCATGCCGTGCCGCCAGTGCTCGCACGCCGCCCATGATGTCAGGAACGACGTTCACCACCTCGAAGGTGATGCCTCCTCGTGTGAAGCGATCGTGCACAGCGACGTCCAGCTCGAGAGCGACGAGGTGCAGCTCGATGTCACGATTCTTCCCGTCGATCGCAACGACAGGTCGATCACGCAGTGTCGTCGGAATGACGGTGCAGACCTGACCTGTCCGAGGAGTGCCGACGGTCAATGCGTACCCACCGGTGACTGTCTTCGCTGTCACATACGGCGTGAGGACGATCGTCTCCGCATCGTACTCGACGAAGCCTTCGAGTGCACGTGCCTCCAAGTCGCTCATGGGCGCTCGATCGGACGTGTCCGACTACCGCGAGTGGCAGACGTTGCGGTGATGAGTGTTGGGCTACGGCTCTCGTAGAACTTCGCCATCTTGAGGAAATGATCCTGCAGGTCGCCGAGACTCCTCGAGGCGCCAGCCTCCGACACGTTGACGTAGTGCGCGGCATCGGCTGCCTTCATCGTCCAGATGTCGAACGCTGCAGCGTACGAGTCGCCCGTGCGCCCAAGCAAGAATGACTGCATCTCCGCGTCGGAGAAGGAGGTGCGTCCGTACTCGCCAGAGAAGCGCCGCAGCTCCACCACGTCATCGATGGTGAAGGGCAGTGCGCTGTCGAGGTCACCAGCGATCGTCAGCTCGATGTAACCCGCAGTGGGGAACGTCTGCACACCTGCATCGGACCACGTGACCTCGAACTCGGCGAAGAACTCGCCAGGTGTCGCAGTGTCGCCCGCACCCCATGTGTAGACGACGTGTCCGCCTGACGCAGGAGGCTCGATCGTCGTCGTTCCCGTGAGCGTCTTGAGCTGCCCGTTCTCGCCACGTGCGATCAGTCGTGCGGATGTTGCGTTGACGAGGCTCACCACGTTGCCGTCGCCATCGAGCAGCAGCGAGCGCAGCACGGGGCGCGTATCGCCTCGCTTGATCCAGAACCGGTCCACGGTGTACTCCCTCAGTCGATGACTACAGTAGCCGGCCCATAGGAAGACCGTGTCGTTCCTCGACGTGTGGACGACGTGCGGCTCGGTCCACCCACCGTCAGTGTCGCTCCCGGGTAGCCACCGGTCGATCGTGTCGTTCCGTTCGTGACGATGGGCATGGATCCGATCGAAGACGAGACGTACAGCACCGTGTCGGTGTTCATCGTCACGGTTGCACGTCGAGTGACGAACGCACCGACCGTCAACACGGTCTGTGTCGTCATCGATGCTGCACCGATGCGTGACACGATCCCGGCGACCGTGAGTGCGGTGCTGGTCGACGCTGCTACCGCGCCTTGCACCGAGGTACCAGTCACTGTCGCAGCGACTGTGAGGACGGTGTTCGTCGTCATCGACGATGCACCGATCTTCAGCACCGTTACAGCAGATGTCAGGGTGGTGACGGTCGTCATCGCCACCGCACCGATCTTCGATGCAACGCCCGCCACAGTCAGAGTCGTCACTGTGGTGGCTGCAACGACTGCGACACGTGTCGTGGCACCCGCGATGACAAGCGTCGTGGTGGTTGTCATAGCGGAAGAATCAGATCCGGGCGTCGTGACGATCCCAGCGACGGTCAGGATGGTCACCGTGGATGCCGAGACCGCCGCGTTGCTGGTCGTGACTGCAGCGACTGTAAGTGCGGTTCCAGTGACTGCAGCGACTGCAGCCACTCGAGTCGTCACTCCAGCCACTGTGAGGGTGGACAGTGTGGTCGCAGCAACTGCGGCGAACCGTTCCACGTATCCAGCCACTGTCAGCGCCGTTCCAGTGACTGCAGTGACTACAGCGACCCGAACAGCGACTCCAGCGACTGTCAGCGCCGTTGCAGTCGTCGCAGCCACTGCAGCTGGAAGTACAGCGACCCCAGCAACGGTCAACGTCGTCACCGTCGACATGGCCGACGCGCCGACCTTCTCCACAACGCCTGCGATCACCAGGTTGGTCGTGGTGGTCATCCCTGCAGCAGCCGCTGCAGCGACGAAGCCGGCGATCGTCAGGGATGTCGCTGTCGTCATCGCAGATGCGGCGGCCGAGCTGCCCGTAACGGTAGCCGCAACCGTCAGGGTTGTCACCGTAGCGCACGCGACAACCGCGTCCGTCGTGCGCACGCCGGCAACGGTCAAGGTCGTGACGGTCGAGGCGGCGACTGCACCCTGCTTCTCGATGACTCCCGCCACCGTCAGTGTCGTCGTTGTCGACGCGGCGACCGCGGCCACCTTCGAGACGACTGCGGCTGCCGCAAGAACTGTCGTGGTCGACATCGCAACGGCAGCGACACGCTCCGCGACACCAGCGACGACCAGTGAAGTGCCAGACGACATCCCGACCGCGGCTGGTCGGACCGTGGTGCCGGCGACGGTGAGTGTTGTGGTCGTCGTTGCAGCGACCGCACCGTTCAGTGTGGCAGGACCGCCACCCGCGGTTGGTGCGAGGCTCTCGTCGAACCATCCCTCCGTCTTGAAGGCAGCGTCGAACCAACCTGCGATGAGCAGGTCGTGATCGCCGATCAGACGGAGGGTCATTCAGTCCTACCAGGTGTACACAACAACGAGGCCAGCGCCACCAGCGCCACCTGCACCACCGATGCCGGGGTTCATGCCGACACCACCACCACCACCGCCTCCTCCGACCGCGCCTCCAGCGCCTCCAGCGCCGCCCGCAGTCGAGGCCGTGATGGTTGTACCACCACCGCCTCCGCCCGCTCCGCCTCGCGTGCTGCTGCCCGCAGCGCCAGCTGCACCAGCGGTTGGTGCTGCACCGTCAGTACCGACCGCACCACCGCCACCTGAAGCGTACGCACCAGATGCTCCACCTGCACCGCCAGCGATGATGGCAGGAGTCGCGGAGTGCGAGCCTCCAGCGCCACCGCCACCGCCACCCTTTGACGATCCGCCTCCCGAGGAACCAGCGACCGGAGTGGCGGCGATTCCTGCACCACCACCGCCACCGAAGTCAGCGTTCTGGATCGTGCTGACAGCGACGCTTCCGCCGACGCCTTGAATCGCCAGTGCTGCGGATGCAACGGCGGGGTTGCCGCCCGCACCAGCAGATGTTGAGCCTGACGTCCCGCTCGCCTGAGGCGATCCGCCTCCGCCACCTCCCGTGATGGCGGCTGAGATCGCACCACCCGCTCCGCCACCACCACCACCTGCGCTGGCGTATGATCCGAAGGACGAGACACCGCCGATGCCACCCGCACCACCAGCTGCACCTGCAGTACCACCCGAGCCAGCGGACCCGCCTGCACCTACCGTGACAGCGACGGTGGCTGTGAGATCTGACGCAACGTACAAGGCTGCCGAGAACGCACCGCCTCCGCCTGAGCCGCCACCCTTGGCGACGACAGCCGTGGCGAGGGAAGCTCCACCGCCACCGCCTCCTCCTCCACCGGTGATTTCTGAGCGGACGACTTTGGGGACGAACTGCGTCGGCTTCGTCCACGTTCCCGAAGCGGCGAAGACCTGCACATCAGAGGCACCGGTGTTCGCACCAGCGATCTCGACGCCGGCTGCGTTGAACCGACGCCAGCCCGTGTCGTCGAAGGTGAGCGCCTCGCCTGGGGCCAGCACCACCATCATCAAGTTGTAGGCCGTCGTGCCATCGTAGAACTGCGCAGTGAGCGTTTGGTTGAGCGAGGCGTGGTCGTTGCGGATGTTGATCGTCTTCACGTTCCGCTGATTGCTCGAACCGGGTGCAGCCGTGATCGTCGTGGTGGTCGCTGTGGTGATGATCGTGTTGGTGCGTCCCGGCGTGACCGCGCCTGCCACGTTGTCAAGCCACGACACGTGAACGTCAAGGTCAGCGGCGACGGCAGTGACGATGCGGAGCACGTCAGTGGTCCCGGTCAGGATGATCATGGTTGCCTCACGGTCGTCGGTGTCGGTTCGGAGTCGATACTGCCATAGGAGGAACGAAGACAGGCAGGTTCACGTTGTCCCATGCGGTGATGTCCGTCGCTGTCGTCGCCTTGTACCCCATGAAGGCGAAAGTGACACTGTTCGGCTTGAGTCCCCAGGGCTGCACGCGCTGCACGGTCCAGGCCTTGCCATCAGGTGAGGTCTCCCACAGCAGGTTGCCCGCCTTCTCACTGATGCGGAAGAATCGCATGGTGTTCGGGTTGAACGGCATGTTCACATCGGAGTAGGGATTCGCCACGCCCGTGCCGTACCTGCACAGCAGGTTGGTACCGCTCGTGGTGACGATCATGTCCATGCCTTCGGCCTGCCACGACGTGCTCGCAGTGAAGAACGAACGCAGGTACGACTCAGCGTCCGTCGATGCGTGGTTCAGCTCGACAGTGAAGGAGTCGTTCTGCAGGTTGTACACCGTAAGCGTCGAGAGCAGGGGGTTGCTGCTGTCGCCCTGCACGAGGAGCTTCCCGCTCGGTGCGGTGATGTACGAGGGAGGCGTGCTCCACTTCAGCGCGTCGATCCCCGAGACGAAGTCATCGGTCAGCGTGCTGACGGCCGGTCCGTTGGGAACACCCACGACAACATCGAGCGCCCATGTGAGCTTCTCCATGCTCGGTACCGCAGACGAACCGGAGGTTACCGAGCTGCCAGACCATGTGGCCGAACCGAAGGAGTCCTGGTACGCAGCGGAGTACGTGTAGCCGTCAGTACTCGAGAAGAGAGCGTTGGTGTCGACCTGTTCGGTCGGGCCGGTCCACACTGTCGTGTTGGCGCCGATGCCCGATCCTTGTGCACCACCGACTGCACTCATCACGCAGACGTTCGTACCGCTCAGTGTGGCAAGTCCGGGAGCCGCGCTTCCGACGTTCGCGCCAGTGACAGTGGCGGCCTTGATGAAGGTGGTGCCAGCGGCGTACTCGTAGAAGTCGAACACCACGGGGTAGTTGGAACCGTTGTGCACGGTGACGAGTGTGTCTGATCCTGCCGCTGTCTTCATGAAGGCGTACAGGCCGGTCAAGTTGATGGCCGAGCAGTTCGTGTTAAGCGTCCATCCAGCGGGCGTGGTCGCCGTGACACCTCCCTCAACGACGCAGACCAGGAAGTTCCCTGCGGTCGGAGTGAAGTACGAACCGTTGACGACAGTCCCGCTTGATGCGGGGTTGACTGTGTTGTTGACGGTGCCGTTGCGAGGCATCGCGATGGTGACGTGGTTGACCCAAGACGACATATCGCCTCCTCAAGCTGAGAGAGAGAGTGGTGGGTAACCTTTGGGGGATGAAAGGCTACCCACCACCCGTCTGTGGTGTCTTACGTCATCGACGACGTGATGGCACCAGAGGCGAACGACAGCGTGTCGCCCGAGCTGGTCGTGCGTGATGCTGTCAGCGTGCCGAGCTCGACGCGCTTGGGCGTACCGTTGCTGTCCCACAGCTCGATGCCGGTGATGGTCGTGGCCGGCATGTTGGTCTGGGAGAGCACCGTGTTCGTTGCCTGCGAGTTGCCCGACACAGCGGCCCACGAGGTGGGTGTGATGCCGGTCAGCGCGACGTACGAACCGGACGTCGCGAGCTCGGTGCCGTTCGAGGTCGAGGAACCGACCGCTGTCATCAGCCGCATCTTGATCGGCGTCGTGAAGGCGGTCGTACCTGCACCACCGTGCACCCAGGTGAGGGTGGGCTGCATGACGTTTGTCTGGTCGAAGGTCATGAGGACGGTCCCTCCTTCTGGATGATGGCGAGCAGGGCGTTCCCGGTCGGACCATCGGGCAGACGATCACAGTCACCCGTGGGGCAACCTTCTGCACGGCAGCAGTCCATGTGACGCATCTGCCAGGCGCGGTCGTTCAGCACTTCGTACGCTGCACGCCGTTCCTTGGGCGTCATGTCCTCGTTGGCAAGAACTGCCTCGAGGAAGTCATCGTGGACGACGGGCAGCGGGTCGTCAGGCCCGCTGATGAAGCTGTGACGAGGGTGATCATCGATCTGACCGCAGACGTCACAGGCGCGGAGAGGACGATTCTCCTTTGCCATACTGTGCTCCTTCTTGAAAGGAAGGCGGGCGCTGAAGCCTTCTCCTCTTCAGCGCCCGCCTCGTCGTGGGTCAGGCCTCGGTGTACTTGGCGACGAGCTCGTCCTTGGTCATGTTGTCCGCGTCGAGCGGATCCATGCCCTGGGACACCGCGTACTCCACCCACTCCGGCTTGAGAGCCGACTTGGGCGGGTGGTCCGAGTCGTCCGCCGGCGGTGCGCCATTGGCCTTGTGCAGGTCATCGTCGAGGACAGTGCCCTCGGCGAAGTCCGCACCCTCGAGATGTGCTCGGTTGAGGTGCAGTGCGGCGTAGTCCGCACGCTCCTCGAGGAACTTGCGGTCCTCGTCCGAGAGTTCGACCGTGAGGTCGATCTGTCGTGACATGTGGATCAGCCTCCTCAGGCGTTGTATGCCGCGGGAACGGCGTACGCGCTGGCCGAGATCCGCATCACGACCGCAGCACCGCGCTGGCGGATGCCAGTGCCGAACCCACGGTTGTAGTACGAGTCGATCAGCGGGTAACCCTGCTTGTCGCCGCCGATGAGACGGAGGCCACGGAGCTCGGGGTTCGCGTGCTCACGGATGCCCACCACGTTCTGGAGGTCACCGTCACCACCCGAGCCGAACATGAGGACGTACCCAGCCGGGATGTAGTCCTCTTCCACGATCAGGATGTTCCCGTAGGAACCAATGACCGTGAATCCCTGGAACGTGTTGGCCGGCTGGCTGCCCAGCAGGCCGTTCACGTTGGGGACGATGAGGCCGGGCTGCCCGACGGCGGGGACGAAGTCGTACACGGCGGTCGTGGAGTTGTTGTTCACGACGTTCGCGCGGAACTTCTTCACCTCGGTGGCATCGACCGAGTTCAGCATCGCCACAACGGTGGTGCCGTTCTCGATGGAGTAGCCGTGGTGCTTGAGGTGGCCGTACATCGTCTCGAGGTCACCCGAGTCGATCAGCGCAGCGCCGCTCGACAGGTAGTGCGTGTGGGTGCCGTCGAAGACCGTGCCCTTGTACGGCGGCGGGATGGTCCCGTCGTTGTTGTACAGCGGGTACACGTTGTAGTTCTGGCCGTTGATGGTCGCGCCGCGCGTGACGTTGTTGAAGATCGACGACATGACCTTCTTGAACACCAGCCGGGAGTCCGCCTCGAGAGCGGACTGGTGGATCGCCTCGACCTGCGAAGCGCTGGCCTCGGCCAGGAACTTCCAGGTGAAGCGAGCGGCGAGGTCGTACCACTTGAAGTCGTACGCCATCGAGAAGTACGTCAGCGCAGCGCGGATGCCCTTGGGCTCACCGAACTCCGATGCCTCCTCGAAGTCGTCCGACGCAAGCTGCGGGACGTCCTCGATGTTCTGCGTGACGGAGTACGTCAGCAGATCCACCAGCTTCTGGCGGCGCTCGTTGTAGATCGCAACGACGCTCTGGAACTCATCCCAGAGTCCGCTGATGTCGCGACCATCCGACGTCTTCGTGATGACGCCGCCCTGATCGTTGTAGCCGAGCGCACCACCCTGCATCGGCAGGATGAGGCCGAGGGACTTGAGGTCCACCAGCTCATGGCCCGGCATCGCCTTCATCGAGAAGGCGTTGGGCGCGAATGCGAGCCGCAGCTCGAACGGGGACTTGCGGATGCGAGTACTCATCACGCCGCCAATCCGGAGCCGGCGACACGGACGACGAGGCGCGTGGCCTCGACCGTGAAGCCGATCTTCTTGTTCGCTGTCGCGGTGACGGTGAGCGTGCCGTCAGCAGGGACCGAGTACACGGCCGTGCCAGCAGCGATCGCGGTGGTGCCATCAGACAGCGTTGCCTCCACGATCTCACCACCCGTCATGACGTCCAGGATCGCGCCGATGGCCTTGGCCTCGGTCACGATGCAGACTCCGAGGATCCCGGAGTTCCCTGCACCCTTGACGATCTGCCCGGACGCATTCAGTCCGACTCCGAAGATCTTGCCGAAGTCAGCTGACGTCCATGCGATCGAAGTGGCTGCACGGAAACCCCCGGTCTTCGGGCCGTACTTGTCGTAACGTGACATCTGGGAGGTTCACCTCTTCTGTGTGTGTAGTCGCGTGCTAACGCAGCACGCGGTACTTACGCTGTAGCTTCTCCCGATCCAACGCACCCTTGTCCTTCTCCTTGCCGCTGCCAACAGCGCCACCGGAAGAACCTGCCCCGCCTCCGTTGTTCCCGTCATCCTTCTTGAGAAGGTACGGGTCAGACTTCGCGAGCTTGTCGAGTGCCTTGTCGAGGCCGGTGACCTTCCCGTCCTCATCGATCTCGACCTCGGACAGATCCGCAAGCTTGAGCGCAGTCTCGGGGTTGGCCCAAGAGTGCTTGTCGCTTGCGAGGAACGCGTTGTCGAGCGTCCGCTGGCGAAGGGACGAGTCCTTCTCACCCAGCTTGGCCTTCAGCTCCACGTTCTCGGCGGTCAATCGCTCGACCTCCGTCTTGTCCTTGTCTTCGATCTCCTTCAGCGCCTTCTTGGCTTCATCGAGCTCCGTCTGGAGCTTCTTGTTCGCCACGCGGCGCGCTGCGGCTTCGTCCGACAGTTCCTTGACACGCGGGTCCTTGCCCTTGTGCTTGTCCTTGTCGTCCTGGTCGTCAGCACCGTCGTCCTCGGACGAGTCGTCGGTACCGTCACCATCGTCACCGTCGTTGCTGTCGTCGTCCTCGCTAGCGCCAAGAATGGGCCAGCGGTGGCGACCGTGCTTGTCGGTGTAGATGGGGTGCAAGCGTGCACCCGTCTTAGGGTGGAACTTGCGAGAGAGGCTCTGCCTCATGTGTTGACCTCCGGTCAGATGGACACCTTCAAGAGCAGACGGTATCAAAGAACCGGATCACATCATCGGGAGGCGCGGATGAAGTCCTCGGTGTAGCCGCTCTTCCTCATGACCTCATCGAGGTGATCATCGTACTTGCCGGCGCCGAAGTTCTTCACGAACTCGTCTTCCCCCAGGTCGACAGGGGAGATGTAGCAGAGACAGTTGGGATGCGGCTTGCTTGGCACGTCGCCTGGCTTGAATACGCCGGCGTCGCCACCACGGAAGTGTTCGCTCTCTGCGTATTCGTTGCATTCGTCGGGCCTCGGGTGACTCCCACTCAAACTCCACTGCACTCCTTCGATCCACGGGACCTCGTTGTAGTGCTGCACGGACGTGGCATGGAAGGCGTTGTTCAGCTCGGTGCGTCCGAGCCGCATCGCTGCGTACGATGCGCCTCCCGGTGTGTCGGGACTGATGAACTGCATCACGTTCTTGGCGAGCCCTCGAGCAGACGTGCCCGCCGCGAGTGCGTCGTTGATGGCGCGGTCGAGCCATCCGTTGCTCAACGCCTGCGTCTTGTACACCCGCTCGCTCAGCGGGATCTTCGAGAGGGTGTGCCTCGTCACGACGTTGGCGACGTTGCGCTCTGCCTGCGCGACCTGGGACCTGAGGAGGACGTCCTGGTCGGCCTTCGGGATCTTCACGGCTCGAAGGAGTGGCCGCTCGTAGACGAAGGATGTCTCTATCGCGGCGGCAGCGGCCTCAACACGAGCGGCCTGGACGGTCATACCGATCCGTCGCCACATGTCCGCCTGGTCCTTCAGGAGGCGGCGGCGGACCAGCTGCAACTGGTCCCTCTTCAGCTGCGCACCCGGCCCACTTCGCTTGTCAAGTCGGCGGAGGTCTGCATCAGCCTGTGCGGCTGCACGCTTCAAGATGAAGAGGACCTCCCTCTCCCACCCCCGCTGAACACGGAGGTAGGAGAGGAGAGGTCGGCGGTCAGTCATCCCCAGTACTCCGGGAACGGAACGACAGGCATCATGCCGCGCATCGCGTGTGTGCAGTCATCCAGGAACTGCCACACCCCGGCCCTCAAAAACGAGTGGCAGACGGTGTCCTTCGTGCCGGTGTTGCCCATCACCTTGATGCTGGGCTCGAACGTTGGCTTCTCCATGTTGCCATCGAACGTCCAGCCGTGCGGCGTGTTGACGCCCAGCACCACCGCGTCGTCACACGCTGGGCACCACACGGCAACGAGATCATTGCCCATGGTCCTAACGACTTCAGTCGGCATTCTCTGTCCGTCCTACGATGTCTTGCTGTGCCATGAGCAGTGCTGCGTTCAGCATGCCTAGCTGCTCCATCGAGTTCAGGTTCTCGGTCTTGCGGTTGATCCAACAGGAGTCGCCGTCTGCATCAATGCACTTCACGAGGACGACGGCCTCAAGTGGAAGCCAGCCTTCGGGCAACCCAGTCTCGATGGGAAGCCCGAAGACCGTGTTGTCTTCGCTCATCAGCTCATCGAGACGCAGGCCCACGTGGTAGTCACCGTGGACGACCAGTTCACGCTCAGCTGGTTGTTCCCGTCGCTATACTCCGGCCCGAGGATGACCCACCGCTCCTGGTTCGCAGGAACGACGATCGCCTTGTCCGGGTACGCATCGCCGTTGGGCAGGTTGCCCGGCGTGACGAGCGTCGCGGTCGTGCCGGTGGCGCCACATCGGATGACGAGGACACCACCTGTGGGGTTCTGCACCTGGTCGCTCGCAGCCGCAGCAGCAAACACCGGGGCGGTGCCACCACCCACGCTGGGAACGAACTTGTTGTACACGGTCATAGTGTGCTCTCCTCAAGCTCCGATGAAACTCTGCTCGCGAACGGATCGTATCCTGTCGCCGCCGTGAGTGCGGTTGTCTCTGCGACGATCGCCTCGCCCATCTCGGCGGGGAAGTCGTAGCCGTACTTCGTGAGCTCTTCCCGTGCGTACTCTGCGCTGATGACCTTTGCTGCGAGCAAGGCCAGCAACTCCGCGACACGGGCTTCCCTGTTGACCGGCATCGCGTCCTGCACGATGCTGGCGACCTCCACCTCGAGGCCAGGCGATACGCCCTCGTACGTGGGCAGCCACATCTGCACGATGTCGTACAGCATGTGGTCGTACACGCCCAGCATCTCTTGCTCCTTCTCCGCATTCTTGGCGAGGAGGGGAGAGAGCTGAAGCGACAAGGCAATACCCGACTCTGCGACGGTGACGTCCACCATGCCTGCAGCGATGTCGGGTACGCCCGCCGCACGGCGCTGCTCCTCCAGGAGGAACTTCACATGCTCGAGAGCCGGCAGTGACGAGACACCCGCCACCCGCTTGAAGTCAGTCTCGGGGTCGATCTCGACCACCCGGCCTGGACCGAGGATCCAGTTGACTTCATTCCCATCGACATCTGTGGGAGGACCACTGGTCGTCGCATAGAGGCCGATGCCGTCAAGTGCAAGGGCCAACTCCTGATCGCTGATGCCCTGGTTCACGGCAGCAGAGATTCGCTCGAGGCCCCGTAGCTCGCTTGAGCCGAACGGTGAGGACGGCGTTCGCATGTTGCACACCTGGTACACAGGGAGTGCCGTGATCTTCACGTCGAGGGGAGTGACGGGAACGAGCTGCTTGACGAGCTTGAGCTCCTCGCTTTGCTTGCCCGTACTTCCCTCGCCGTATGGCGTCGAGTCGCGGTCGTCCCACTTGCCCGCCTCGAACAACGCCAGCTCTGTGGTGATGGTGGTGGTACCCGGCACCTTGCGGTACGTCTGCCGACGCACCACCACCTTCTTCTCGTACTCCACCTGGTCTACGAGGTGCACACCGACCAGTCGGTCGAGGTTGTCGTCCTCGTAGATGGGGAAGTACGATGCCGGGTCAACCTCGTAGATGCTGATGCGGCTTCCCGGCAACTTCGCTGCATCGCCGATGATGTGCCAAATCGCATCGCCTCTGATGAGGCCGAACCGCTTCTGTGTTGAGAACTTCGTCCACAACATCTCGCGCTTGAAGAGGCGCTCGAGCTGCCCCTGTGCAACGAGCTGGTCGGCGGGAGTGCCGACACGCGGATCCACCAGGTAGTCGAACCCAACGCCGAGGTAACGGTTCGTCGCCTCGATGATGACCTTCGCGCTGGGGATGTAGATGGGGTTGCTCTCCGAGCCACGCTGCATCAGCACAAAGGTCTCGGGAGCGTTCCAATACATGTCTTCGTAGATGCGGTACGACTCGATGCGTTCTGCATCGGCCGCGCCTAGCCACGTGGGTGCAGCTCCCATTAGTGGTCTGACTGTCGAGTACGGGGTACTCGTCGTTGCCATCCTGCGCTCCTAGTGCAGTGGTGGGTGGGCTCTGCCCTATGACATCGTGCTACCGCGCACAGCCGTCCTACGGCTCTTCAGCGCAGCCCGCCCGAAGTGTCCCGCGAAGAACCGGCCCAACGCCTCTGGCGTGTGGTCGTCCTTCTTCATCGGTAGCTCAGGAGCGTTCTTGTCTTGCTCGTCCTTGCGGTCAGGGTAGCGGTAGTCGTTGAACTCACGGATGAACTCCGTGCACTTGCGGTCGACCATCAGACGTGGCCGCCACTCTGGGTGGTCGTAGTCGAGGTGCGGCATGAGGGGACGCAACGCCTGGCGGATCGCCTCGAGCCGGTACTTCAGCTCACCGCCCGTGCCACCCGTCGCTCGCTTCTTCAGCTTCGCCTCGAGGATGCGGGTGTCTCCCGGCGATGCGGGTTCCGGGTAGAAGGTGATGAGGCTGTTGGGACAGAGCTTCCGCCGCATCACTTCCTCAGCGAACTCATCGGGTGACATGCCTCGCTCGTAGCACTCACCGAGGATGTTGATGCGCTGCCCGAACGGGTCTACCTGGATCAGCAGCCAGACGCTGGGGTTGGTGAAGCCGTAGTCCACCGCGGCGTACGTGCTCCACGTGGGATCGTACGACAGGTCTCCCACGTGCTCCTCTTCATCGAAGTCCTGGAAGACGCGGCCGACGTACTCCGTGAAGAGTGCACCGATCTCTTGGTTGAACATCGGCCCGCTGAGGTCACGCCTCAGCTGCAGGATCTCAGAGTCGAGCTCACCGCCTGGGTACACGTACGGGTTACTCCACGCAGGACGTCGCCACGATGCCCATGCGGGATCGTCGGGATCCTGCCCCTTCTGCCACGCCTCGTAGAACCAGTTCTTGCCTTCAGGCGTTGAGGTCAGCAGCGCCCAGCCATGGAAGTCGTTCAGCGTGGGACGCACGTACTTCGTCCACACTCGCTCCTTCAGCTTCGCTGCCTCTGCACCGATCGCTCCGTGCAGGCCTTCACCGACCAACGTCTCAGGGTGCTTGGCTGACTTCCCATGCACTTGGAAGCGGCCCTTCCACAGGGAGATGTGCAGCATGCCGCTGATGGGATCGTTGTACGACCCAGGCCGATCGAACGGAACCTGCAGCTTCTGCAGCTCGTTCCACAGGATGCGGAACTCTTTCTCTGCATCGCTGTACTCTGGCCCGACGATCCAGAACTCTGCACGCTTGCCCATGTCTTCGAGCTCAGCGCGGCGGTAGTACGCTTTGAACGCCTCTGTGACAAGCCGATGGCCGCCGATCTCGGACTTCCCGAACCGACGGCCAGCGGCCACTGCCTGAAAGCGGGACGTGTCTCGCAGGATGTCCTCTTGCCCGGCGTGCGGGACGAACCCGATACGCCTGAAGAGTTCAGGCTGCGAGACGACGAGCCGATTGCCAGTCCGAGGAGCAACCTCAGACAGTGCCACCGGAGATGTCCGCTCCGCCGGCGACCTTGCGTCCCTGCTGGGACACGCCGTTGCTTGACGTCAGAGGAGCGCGAGGCTTCCCCTTGCTTGCACGCTTGAGCAGAGCGGTCTGCTCCTTGTCGCGTCCGTTCTTGACGGGGAACACGAGCTTGTTGACGAGGGGTGCCACTGGAGCCTCCTGTAGGACGTTACCGGTGACCAGTACGGTAGCCTACCCGACCTCGCCCTGTATGAGGCGTAGCCCCGGCTCCGCCTCCTCGGTGATGACGACAACCTCCGCCACCAGACCTTCCCACGGCTTGAGCTCGGCGGTGACCTCCAGCTTGTCCGGCACCTTGCCCATGAAGCGGGTGTGCAGGTACTCCGCAGCCTTCATGCGATCGGCGTCCTTGGCACGCTCGTTCAGCATCACCGCGACGAACACCTCTGTCGCCGGGAGCAGCACCTCGCGCAGGATGCGATCGTTCCGCGCCAGCAGCTCACGCCCATGCGCCTCGGCGATGTCACGCGGCACGAGACGAGGAGCAGCGCCACTGAAGGATCCACGCTTGTCACGGAGCTGCATACGTGACAACTCGACGTCATCCAGCTCTTCAAGTGGGATGTCACCACTGACTACGAACTGCCACTTCCTTGGGATGACGGAGCCGTCAGGCAGCGTGTACTGCGTGGGGAAGGCGGACTCCACCTTCGCCTCTTCACTCTCTTCCACGTCCCAACCCTCCGGGTTGTTCACTTACGCTGCGGACCCACCAGTGCCGGTCCCCGACGTTGCATCTTCCGGATCGGACCGGTGCGACATCCCCAGCAGTTCGCTCGGTGTCCGCACCGCACCTTTCTCCACGGGCTGCAGCAGCCCATCCATCCCGCCGAACTCTGTCTCCCGATTCGCCATGCCACAACCGTACCACCCCCGTCAACCCATGAATCTCCTCTTATCCCAACATTATGATCTTTGCTGTCCTCTTGCAAACTCCTTGTATCGCGCTTTTGCGTAGTCCAGTTTAGACAAGGAAGACTAAGATAATAAGATAGGGATAAGTCACGAGCGAGTAACGCGCGCGTATACGCGCGTGCGTCTGCGCGTACGCGCGTCTGTCACGATCGAGACCTATTGGGACTAAGAAAGAACAGCCTTTGTGTCCTGCGGGCCAACTTTGGTGCTAGGTTGTCCGTATGACCGAACCACGTCAAGCAATCGACCTTCGCACAGGTGATCGGATCCCCACCAGCCGTTACCCGTTCGCAATCGTGTCGAGCATTGCCACAGACGCAGCCAGCGGTCTCATCGTCGTTACCGTCACGCATACCAGCGGCGCCGATGAAGAGGTGCACTCCTTCGGACCGTGGGATCCCGTCTTCCTACCACGTCGCGAGCCGTACGCCTCCTTCGACTGGCGGACGGCTGCGACGCCTCCCAAGCTTCACGAGCTGTTCGTGGGCGACAAGCTTCCATCGCCGACCGGTCACCTCGTTGGCGATGACGACTTCACAGCGCACCAGACCGTGCGCAGCATCCGATACGTGGACAAGATGAGCATGCCCGGCATCGTCTTCGTCTGTGATGTCACAGCGGTCCATCCGACTGGGACCAGACGTTACCGCTTCAGCTCCATCGAGGACATCACGTTCCCTCGCAAGCAGGTGGCGTTCAACCGGCAGAACAACGCCGGTGAGGTCATCTGGTTCGGACCGTACCGCAACAAGATCACCGGATGTCTCTGGGAGTTCACCGAGCATCCGACAGGACGCGGACGGTGGCCTGTGGGGATAGACCCGTACAACCCATACGCCCAGCCTACGGACGACGGAGCGCCCCGCAAGGCTCGGTTTCCCAAGTACGACTGGGACCCTAGCCTCGAACCACTCGAGAAGTCCCTGCCGAAGGGCATCGTCAAGCGCGGACCCAACAAGTCAGCGAATGCGGTTGCGTTCGGAGGTGAGAAGGAAGAGAAGATCGTTCAGGTCACCAAGAACGACAAGGGATTCCCGACCAGCTTCTAAGACGGGAAGGACGCAGCAAGCCATGATGAAGAAGCAATACACCCAGGCTCAGCACAAGTACGCAGCCGAGGAGTTCCTGGTCGCAGCCAAACATCGCTCCACCAAGGGTCAGGATGCGGCTGCCGCTCAGTACACTCAACTGGCGATCGCACACGCTCTTCTCGCTTTGACCGACATCGTAGGCGAGGAGCCGTAGGCCATGCCACTCAACGAACCGTACGACCCCGCCGAACGACGGGCGCAGATCCACAACGCCAAAGTGCTTCTTCGTCGCGCCGCCGATGTGCGGCTCGAGTGGGAAGGCAAGCATCGGACGTACCAGCCCACCCTCTTCGCGCAGCACACGATGCTACTCGCCGAGGCCAACATCCACACACGACTGGCGGAGCTCGCATGAACCAGGCTCTCTACGAAGAGGCAATGCAGCGTGCGGCTGACCAAGACGCACGCCGGCAAGCGCAGGTTGAGCGCCAGATCGCCAGCATCAATCGTCTGCTGGCCGAGCGCGACATCTACCGCCACGCCTTGACGACGTACGCCTTCGAGACGGACACCGACAAGCTCGGACCTCAGATCGCCACACAGGCACTGAAGGACGGGGTCGACACAGAGACGAAAGAGGTGAAGCCGTCATGAGCGATTTGGTACCTGCCGAGGAGATCGAGCGCATCGTCGGAGCGCATCGACACCCGCACCACCACCTGGCCCGCGCTGTGTCCGACGAGCAGACGGTCTACATCCTGCACTCGCAGCGGTGCAAGGACTCCGAGATCGATCTGCGCGAGTGCGAGTGGTCCCTTGCGTTGGATCGCGGCATACATCACGACGAGTGGCCGGAGGACCGTCCGGTCGTCGTGCATGTCTACAACGGCACCCTGATGCCGCTCGACGCGCCCGCCTCGTTCACCCGCCTCACGGGAGTGAGGGAGTCATGAGCGGGTTCACACCTGAGCAGATCGCAGCAGACCGAGCGTCCATCGTGGAGTGTGTGCGGGTCACCCGTGCGTGGACGGAGAACCTCCGCCGCTGGTCTGCTGCACTGGACGAGGTAGAGCGGCAACGGTCGGAGATCGAACGACTGACGGAGGAGCGGGCATCGGTCATCGCTGACTGCGCCGCCGTGTTCCAGCGCAACGCCGACCAGTGGGACGCCGAGACGGGACCGGACTACAGCCCCCGGGTCCACTACGCGTACACCGAGGGTGCCCGTGTCCTCACCGCGTGGGCCGAGGACCCGACACGCATGGACGGGCCACTGTCGAAGATCGCCGGGGAATCTCCTGTCCGCCGGGTGCCGCTACCCGACCGCGACGCACTGGTGAATCGGATATGGGATACGGCGCAGCGTGACGGCGTCGTCATCAACTGGTACAGCCAGGATTACAACTTCTACAGCGCCGTTACTACCGAGATCCTCGCGTTCCTCCGAGGGGAGAGTGGTCAGTGATGGACGGGAATCCACAGGGCGGGATGAAGTCCGAGGCCGGTCGTGCTGCGTACTGGCGGATGCAGCACGAGTCAGCGATCGGTGCCCTGGCGGATCTGATCGCGGAGCACACCGAAACGGTGGACGAGGTAGAGCGGCTGACGACCATAGCCGGTTCAGCGCAAAGGATGCTGGACGACATCGAAGGTCGCGTAACCCTGGTGCCGCTACCCGACCGGGACGCCCTCCACGACGTCATCCGTGCCAACATCACGGCCCGAGAGGTCCACGACATCGAAGGGCCCGTAACGGTCCACTGCCGCACCGCCGCCGTCACTGATGCCGTCCTCGCGTTCCTCAAGGGGGAGTCGTGATGCGTCGCACCCGCTGGTGGCACCTGTACCGACAGGGCCACTCCATCACGGTGAATCGAGGCATCACGATCCCCCTCGGTGATTCATCTCGGGGTTGGTTGTTTCGATGCGAGTGCGGGGAGACGTGGGCGGTATGACCACAGCACCAGTGAAGGTCAAGTACACACTCGCGGTGTCACCCGTGAGGACGTCGTCTGTCCCACGGGAGGGACTCACGTGAACATGCAGGAGCACCACTCCCCAACGGATCGACTCATCGCAGAGATCGCTGTGATGAAGGTGGTCGCACAGATGAGAGAGGAAGAACGGCAACGGGAACCGACGCCGATCTACGACGCAATGATCAACGACATGCACGCTGACTACGGACCATGGTGGCTGTGATGGCACTCGAGAAACTGAACGAGGTGGACGTGAACCGCGTCATCACCTACACACGACAGCAGCGCTCGTTCAAGCTGGGACTCGCGAAGAAGCGCGAGCGAGCGCTGGTGAAAGCGATACGTCACGTTCTTGCGATTCGCATGAAGCCGCACACAGGCGACTACAGCGCAGGATACAACGACGCACTCCGTGAAGTGCAGATCCTGCTGATAGACGCTGAACTCTAGTGTGGTCGCTGGTCATCTACGTGGTCATCTCAGTACGCCGTAGGCTACTGTCGACCGCACAAGGAAGCGACACACGAGGACGGAAGGACGATGACTGACATGGACGAGTTCACTCTCACTGACGGACCAGGCGGCGCGGTGAACTTCCGCGGGACGCTGCTGGCCGAGCACTCGAGCTTCACGCCCAGCAAGGATCGCTGGACCGAGACGAAGATCTACATCACCGAGGCTGGATCGTACGTCCTGCACAAGGTCGGACGCACCAAGCTTCCCAACGAGGAAGACCGCTTCTCCGCGCAGATCTCAGAGAAGCCGCAGGGACTCATCGAGTGCTTCTACTTCAAGGATCCCGATGGCGTCTGGACGATGCGGTACACTGACCGCATGTGCCTGTACAAGGCGATGGACAAGGATGAAGCTCTGCGCCTCGCCTTCAAGAAGGGCGTGACGATCGAGTGATCACCATCACCATCACGATGTACGAGCCCGATCCTCAGCCAGACATCAAGCAGACGATGACCGACGTGCAGGACGTTCTTCTTCTGAAGGGCTACACCCTCGACAGGATGCAGGCCGAGCGAAGTAAGAACCCAGACGCCTGACTTCCAGCCCAACCCGGGTTACAGTTCAACTAACAACGACGCACCACGACGGAAGGACGCAAGACATGACCATCGAACTCATCAAGCCTTTTGACCTCTACGTCGATGTCAACGTGCAACGAGAACTGCACACAGGCAATGTGAACAAGCTTCAGAAGAACTGGGACCCTGACAAGGTAGGCGTACTCCTCGGATCACGTCGTGTCGACGGCAAGGTGTATCTCCTGGACGGACAGTCGCGTTCATCCGCTGCCAAGATCTCTGATCCCGATGAGCCGCTGCGGGTGGATGTCCGTGAAGGTCTGAGCCGCGCCGAAGAGGCCGCGTTGTTCATCGCATTCAACGATGACCGCAAGAAAGTCGCCGTTCACGAGCTCTTCCGTGTTCGGGCCATCGCCAGCGAGCAGCCGTATCGAGATGCATGGGACGTGCTTGAGAAGCACAACCTTGGTCTCAAGGTATCGGCATCCACGAACAACCTTGCGTGTGCAGGAACTCTTGGGGTCTTCCTCACCAAGCATGGAGAGGTGTCTGACTTCGAACTTGCTATCGAGATCGCAGAGGCTTCATGGGGCCGCAGCAAAGAGACATGGCTGACTGTTCCCTTCATGGGGCTGTGCTACGTCATCGCCAAGAACAGGAACCTTGACGTCGAGCGGATGGTGCTGAAGCTTCGCGACCGTACACCGATGTACTGGCAGACGACAACTGAGGACCAGCTGCGTAAGATGGGTATGAGTCGTTCTGACGGCGGCAGGGGTACGGCCAAGGTGTGTGCAATGATCTTCGCCGCCGAGTACAACAAGAACCTCAAGCGAAACCGATTGGACGCATCATGAGCACCACCGATCCAATCTCGATCCTGGACCGTCGCATCGAGCGGTTGCAGGAACAGCGGGATCGCCTGGCGTTCTACGGCGAGGACATCTACGACAGCGATGACGTCGTCATGTTCAAGCGTTCATTCAACAACGGCGGCACCATCTACACGTACGTCGCGCTGAAGGCCGGACGCCGCTGGTTCATCACGGGTCGTGACGGAGGCTCGACGTTCACGTGGCACGAACTGATCCTGCACATGAGCAACAGCGGCACCATCCACGAGGTGTGGGTCGTGACCGCGTGGGAAGAGGTGTCGTGAGCAACCTCGGACCCAAGGTGAAGGTCGGCAGCGGGTACTACTGGCTCGGCGAGTACAGCATCCAACGGACGCATGACAAGATGTGGATCGTCTACTTGCGCGAGGCGTCGCCGACCATCAAGAAGATCCGACAGTTCACCACACTCCGTGACTCACTCAACTAGATCAGAAGGGAGGCGGCATGAGCCTCATCGTCATCGAAGGCGTCGACGGAGCGGGCAAGTCGACGCTCATTGAGAAGCTGCGGGACAACGACACGCACATCATGCACAAGGGTCCGATGGAGGGCAACGTCGTAGCGGAGTACATCAACCCACTGCTGTCGTACAACCAGACGCATGAAGGCCTAACGCTGTGCGATCGTTGGCACGTCGGTGAGATGGTGTACGGACCGATCTACCGTGGCGAGTCCAAGGTGAACCCGGGGTTCAAGCGTTACATCGAGATGTTCCTCGACAGCAGGGGTGCGCTGAAGGTGATCCTCGATGAAAGCCTCGGCGAGATTCACCGCAGGCTGCAGGAGCGGGGCGAGGACTTCCTCGACCGTGAGCACGTCAAGGAGGTCTGGCTGTTCTACCGCATGTACGGCGCGGACCGCGGGTACCACGTGCTGCGCGATCCCGACCCGGACCAGTTGCTGTCACAGGCAGCGATGCTCGCGAAGCTGACGGCCAACCTCGCCGACTTCCCAACGTACGTCGGCAATACCAAGCCGGACGTGCTGCTCGTTGGCCAGAGCACGACGTTCCCCGCATTCCTCCCGCACCTGGACAATGCGAACGAGTTGCTCTTCGCGTCGATCCCGGACAACACTCGCTTCGGAGTCGTCGGACTCGAGAAGCACATCGACCACCTGTGGAACGCACTCAACGGTCCGAAGGTCATCGCTCTCGGTACCGCAGCCGCAGCATTCTTGAAAGAGAACGAGATCCCGGTCCGGGCCACCGTTCCTCACCCGCACGAGATCCTGAAGTACTCACCCAGTCGAGCCGAAGAGTACGGCAAGACGATCACATCCGGAGTTCGCCGTGGCTAGGACGTTCTACGTAGAAGACCTGCAGGACGGGTACGTCGAGATCCTGTGGACCGTCATCCGCGACGGCGACAAGACCGCACCTCGAGGTCTCGCAACACGAGAGGTCCGTGATGCGACGATCGTTGTGCAGGACCCCGAGAACGGCGTACCGACGGCGGTGGGTCGCAAGCTGAACAGGAAGATCGGCGCAGCCGAGACGGCCCAGCTGATCGCGGGTGTTTCCGATCTGGCGCAGCTGGACTCAGCCAGCAGCGGACGTTTCTCCCGGTACGCCGACGGAGGGCGGCTACGCGGTGCGTACGGACCGCGGCTGTACAACCAACTCGGCCCGTTGATTACGAAGCTCTCAGACGATCCAGACACGCGGCAGGCGCACGCTGTCATCTGGCGTCCGGACGACAACCGTCGCGAGACGAAGGACCTGCCCTGCACGATCAGTCTTGGGTTCGCAATCCGCAAGGATCGTCTGTACATGACGACGCACATGCGGTCCAACGACATCTGGCTCGGACTGCCGTACGATGCATGGATGTTCACGCGTCTGCAGATGACGCTGGCGTACTGCCTCGGCATCGAGATCGGAACGTACACGCACATGGCGGACAGCCTGCACATCTATGACAGCAACCTGCTGGCGACAGAGTCGATCCTCGTGCAGCGCGGTGGTCCTCGCTTCACGCCTCCGTCGTTCGCACCACTGCGGAACATGGACGGCTACGTCAGTGAGGATCCGCTGACCCGCCTGATGGTCTGCCGCACAGCAGCCGAGGTCGCGGTCCGTGGCTCGTACCGTCGCGGAAGCGAAGACATCGTGGACCCGTGGTACTACGACACCCTGCACCCGCACGTGTCGCTGGACTCGTTCAAATGTCTTTCTTGCCGGTACATCGTCAGGAACGACCAGATGTCGAACCAAGCGGGCACCTGCCTCGAGTGCGGCTACATCGGATGACCGAGCGACCATCATGGGATCGGACCTGGATGCTGGTCGCAGAGGCGATAGGCGATCGTTCGCCGTGCGTTATGCGACAGGTCGGAGCCGTCATCGTGTCACGGCAGAACCGCATCGTCGCCACGGGTTACAATGGTCCTCCTGCGCTCTTCCCAACGAAGGACGTATGCGACACGTACTGCCCGCGCGCTATGACCGGCGAGCAGACACAGTCGTACGGCAACTGCGTGTCCGTGCACGCTGAGGCCAACGCACTCATCTATTCCGATCGACACCTGTACGAGAAGGGCACACTCTATGTCACCAGCATGCTGTGCTGGGACTGTGGGAAGCTCGTGGCGAACAGCGGGATACGCCGTGTCGTCACAAGGATTGACTGGGCGCGTGACGGACATCGCAACCCAGACGCAACGCTGCAGTTCATGAGGGACTGCGGGATCACAGTAGAGGTGCATGATGAGTGACAAGGTAGCCGCCACGTTCCACCCCGAAGACGGACCGACTCCGCTGAAGGTTTTGCTGACTGTCGCGGTGCGGGACAAGGACTACGACAACGAGGAGTTCGTCAACGTCGGATCGTTCGGCACGACGGACATCGGCATGCTCATCATCAACGACGAGAACGAAGCCGTGCTGAAGGTGTACGCACCGGGTGCATGGTTCGAGCTCGATGTCATTGACCGTTACACCGAGGTCATCGTTGAGGACTAGCCCGCTGTCCCACGTCAACCTCGAGTACGTGGACAGCTTTGAGAAGCTCGGTCGCTTCATGACCTGGCTTGGTGAGAAGCGTCGATTCCTCGGGGTTGACACGGAGACGTCGGGGTTCTCGCCTGAGCGTGAGCGCATCCGCCTCATCCAGTTCGGTGACCTCAACCGAGGCTGGGCGATCCCATGGGAACGCTGGTCAGGTGCAGCACTCGAGGCCATCGACAAGTACGATGGTCCGCTGGTGCTGCACAACTCCAAGTTCGACACCAGGATGATCACGCATCACAGCGACATCCAGTGGCCGTGGCATCGGACGCACGACACGATGGCGATGGCGCACATCCTGAACCCGCTTCGTCTGAAGGGTCTCAAGCCTCTCGCCGGCCAGCTGGTCGACATGCAAGCAGTGCAGGCGCAACGTTTGCTCGACGATGCCATGTCGGAGAACAAGTGGACGTGGGCGACCATCCCCATCGACTTCCCTTACTACTGGATCTATGCAGCGATGGACCCGGTCCTCACGTGCTACCTCGCTGAGCACTTCATGGACGACATCGACTCGAAGTACCGCGATGTGTACGACCTCGAGATGGGCACCACCCGCATCATCGCGAACATGGAGAGCAAGGGTGCACGCGTCGACCTTGCGTATGCAGAGATGAAGCAGACGCAACTGCTGACCTGGTCCGGACAAGCGCGTGACTGGCTGCGCGACCAACACGGGCTCGACAATCCGAACAGCGGCGTGCAGCTGCTCGACTTCTTCAAGCGGAATCAGATCGAGATCCCGGTGAAGCGAACGAAGGGCGGTGCACAGTCGCTCGACAAGGAGGTCCTCGAAGGGATCGACCACATCGTCGCTGAGACCGTGCTCAAGGTGCGGCATGCAGAGAAGAACGTTGGCCCGTACTTCAAGAACTTCCTGTGGATGGCCGATGACAACGACAGGGTGCATGCCAACATCTGGACGATGGGTACCCGCACGGCTCGGATGACCATCACCGAGCCTGCGCTGCAGACCCTGCCTCGCAAGGATCCGACGGTCCGCACTGCCTTCATACCGTCGGAAGGCGGGGTACTGCTGACGTGCGACTACGACCAGATCGAAGCACGCCTCACAGCGCACTTCAGCAAGGACCCTGGACTCATCCACGCGTTCAGTCTGCCGGAGGATTTCTTCTGCACGATCGCAGGACAGATCTTCCAAGAGGAGATCAGCAAAAAGGACCCGCGCCGGCAGCTCACGAAGAACACTGTGTACGGTAAGCTGTACGGTGCAGGCATCGAGAAGATGGCACAGACCGCGCACGTGCCGTTCCAGCAGATGGAAGCTGTCGTCAACGGGTTCGACCTTCGGTTCCCAGGCGTCAAGCAGATGCAGCGGGACATCGCGAATGCTGCACAGAAGCGACGGCTCGACGAGGGCATCGCGTACGTCACCACGCCGACTGGTCGTGTCATGATGTCGGACGATGACAAGGACTACACGCTTACGAACTACCTCATCCAGTGTCACGCTGCTGAGATCCTGAAGCGTAAGATCATCGAGCTCGACGCCATGGGTATGGGTCCGTACATGATTCTGCCCGTGCACGATGAGATCGTCTTCGATGTTCCAGAGGACGAAGCACAGAACGCACTGCACATCATCAACACAACGATGCCTGACCTGACATCGTATGCGGTGCCGATCACGGCATCCGCTGACATCCTCACATCGGACTGGGGTGCTAAGTACAGATGACGGAATGCATTCTGGCTTCACGCGTCAACAGTCAAGGACGTCCTACGAAGCTGATTGAATCGTATCGACGCGCTTGGGAAGAAGTACACGGTCCTATTCCGAAAGGTATGGACATACATCACAAGTGCTGCGAAGACGATCTGTCTTGCGAAGGTGGTACATCGTGCAAGCACAGAGGTTGTCGCAACGTTGAACACCTACGGCTGTTGACGAGGTCTGAGAACCTTCGGCTCAGCAAGTTGTCGCAAGAGCTGCGTGATCGTCGTGGGCAGAACTTCAAGGACAAGTGGGATCGTATGACCGAGGACGAAAGAGAGGCGTGGCGCGAACAAGGTCGCGTCAACGCTGCGAAGAGATGGAGCGCGTGATGGATAACGTCTGCACGATCTGCAAGCACTCACACCTCGACGGCATGACGCCTGTGAAGACATGCGTAACGCTGATCTTCACTGACGGCGTGCACTACTGCGGCTGCATCGGAGAACCGACACCATGACGAATCACGTTCTTGCGATTGACCCTGGCAAGATGACGGGCTTCGCATACGTCAACCGATCGGACGGAACCTTCCTCGCCGGCGAGCTGGCGTTCGACGGCACGTGCGACATGCTGGAGGGATACGCCTCAGCGTTCCAGGAGGACCTGACGGTCTTCAGCGAGTCGTTCATCATCAATGCCTACACGGCGAAGAACACGCAGGCTCCCTGGTCCTTGGAGCTGATCGGCGTCGCAAGGCGGACGAGTCGCAAGTACACGGGACGCGACCTTGCGCTGCAGTCGCCGTCGCAGGCAAAGGGATTCTCGTCTGATGACAGGCTGAAGAAGATGGGATGGTACACTCCTGGCAAGGGCCACGCAAACGATGCTTCACGTCATCTACTTCTTGCCTGTGTGTCACGTGGATGGGTCGAGGACAAGGTCCTGAAGAGCCTCGTAACCTGACATTCCTACTTGCCCAGATCTGTTGTACTTCATACACGTATCGTGCTAGGTTAGCCCTAGACGGAACGACGGAAGGATGCGCCACGTGCCAGTCAATGTTGAAGTCTTCGACGATCGGCGAGTGCTGATCACGAGCGACTTTCCGATGCGGGACCAAGCGCAGCTCCAAGCGCTGCCCGGCAGTCGGTACGACGTCAGCGATCACAGGTGGTACGCACCACTGACGTGGGCGACGTGTAAGCAGATGCGTGGCTTCTTCGGGGAGAACCTCGAGGTCGGACCGAACCTGATCGACTGGGCAACCAACGAACGCGCCGTTCGCATTGACCCGGCGATGGCACTCCGACACGCAGCGTCTGCCGACGGCGATCCCGACCTGTATCCGTTCCAGCGGGCGGGCGTTCAGTTCCTGTCCTTCGCGCAGCGAGCACTGTTGTGCGACGAGATGGGAACAGGCAAGACGGTGCAGACGATCCGCACGATCGTCGAGCTCATCCGTCGCGGAGAGAACCCGTTCCCTGTGATCGTCGTTGCGCCGAACAACATGACGCTCACGTGGAAGCGTGAGTGGGAGAAGTGGTACCCGGGCGTCATCGCGACTGTCATCAAGGGCTCAGCGGTGAAGCGCATCCAGCAGATTGGTGATGGCGCACACGTGCACATCATCAACTACGAAGGTGTTCGATCGCACTCACGACTGGCGCCGTACGGATCCGTTCGTCTGCGTCGGTGCGTCGTCTGCGACAACACGGTGCCCAAGACGAAGGAGTACTCACAGACCCGTTGCGAGCACTGCAAGAAGGAGCTCAACAACATCCCGTGGAAGACGGTGATCGTTGACGAGGTGCATCGGATGAAGGATCCGAAGGCGAAGCAGACTCGCGCATGCTGGGCACTCCGCACCGAGAACACCAAGTTCGTGTTCGGACTCACAGGCACCGCGATCGCCAACAACCCTGCGGACATGTGGCCGGCGTTGCACCTCATCTCGCATGACGAGTGGCCGTCACGCTACAAGTACATCGACCGCTACTGCCTCACGTCATTCAACCCGTTCGGCGGGATGACGGTGATCGGTCTGAAGACGGAGACGAAGGACGAGTTCTTCGACATCGTCGACCCGCGCATGCGCCGTATGCCGAAGGAGGCCGTACTGCCTCAGCTGCCGAAGAAAACGTACACCGAACGTTACGTCGACATGACGCCTATACGACTCGATGGAGAGCGGCATGATCGCTCTGATCGACGGTGGTGAAGACGGCGGCGAGGCCGTCGCTGTCGCGATGAACCCGCTGGTGCAGCTGACCCGCATGTCGCAGTTCGCCTCGGCGTACGCTGAGGTCGACGCTGAAGGCAAGGTGAAGCTGGCCGCACCGTCGTGCAAGATCGACGCACTGATGGAGCTCGTGTCTGACATGAACGGCGAGAGCCTGGTCGTCATGGCTCAGTCGCGACAGCTCATCATGCTGGCGGAGACTGCACTCAAGAAGGCGGGCATCACCTACGGTCTGATCGTAGGCGGTCAGAAGCCTGAAGAGCGTGAGCACGAGAAGGACGAGTTCCAGGCGGGTAAGAAGCAGGTCATCCTCTGCACGATCGCAGCGGGCGGCATCGGCATCACGCTTACGAAGGCCAGCACACTGTGCTTCCTGCAGCGCTCGTGGTCGATGGTCGACAACGCACAGGCGGAGGACCGGGTGCACCGCATCGGCTCGGAGATCCACGACAAGATCACCATCGTCGACATAATCGCGAACGGAACACTCGAGGAGCGGCAGCGCATCGTGCTTGCCGGCAAGTACGATCGACTGGAGGAAGTCATGCGCGACAAGGACACGCTGCTTGCAGTGCTCGGCAAGGTGAAGAAGTGACAGCCATCTGGCTAGGTCAGCCGCTCACGGTCAGCAACAGCGAGATCCAGACGTTCAAGAGTTGCCGACGCAAGTGGTACCTCGCCTACTACCGAGAGAAGGGTCTCAAGCGTTCGGGTGCACGTGCAACCGGCGCACGAGAGCTCGGGACTCGTGTGCACATCGCACTGCAGGCCATGTACGGCGAGGGTCTCAATCCGGTGGACGTTGTGAACAACGTGTACCAGCTCGACGCCGACGCACTCGAGGCTGAGGGACGAGCCGCAGACATCGTGGAGCTGCGGAAGGAACAGCTCATGGCGGTCGCCATGCTCGAAGGCTACACCGACTGGCTCGAAGAGACAGGCTCGGACGAGGGCATCGAAGTGGTGGCAGTCGAGACCGTCATCGATGTTCCGTCCAAGGTCGAGGGTGTGCGGATGCGCGGCAAGCTCGACCAGCGCGTCGTTCGTAAGTCGGACAACGCTCGACTCTTCTTGGATCACAAGACTGTTGCATCGCTGACCGAGCCCGCCAAGATCCTGCCCATGGACGAGCAGATGAAGTTCTACCACCTGCTCGAACGACTGGACTCGCTGTATCAGACGGGCAACGACGAGCCACCGTGGCACACTGACGGCGGGCTGTACAACATGCTCCGCAAGGTGAAGCGTACAGCGGCCGCCAAGCCACCGTTCTACGGACGTCTCGAGGTCCGACACAACCGCACCGAGATCCAAAACATGTGGGTACGCGTGCACAAGATCCTCGAGGAGATCGTGGAGACCCGACAGGGTCTCGACGTCGGTGCAGATCACCAGTACGTCTGCCCGCCCCGACCTTCACGGGACTGCACGTGGTCCTGCGACTTCTTCGCCATGTGCTCGATGATGGACGATGGAAGCGATTGGGAGGGACTGCTCAACGAGTACTACACGCACGTGGATCCCCACGAGCGGTATCACGAAGAGGACGAAGGAAAGGTGGAAGCGTCATGACCCGTCATGATGATCTGCCTGCGTACATCGCCGAGCTCGAGGCGGAGTCGCAGGGTAAGAAGCGCGTGAAGATCGACCAGATGTGGGAAGGCGCGGCTGTCGTTCCATTCAGCGACAAGCTCGACCCGCTGACATACGTCGACGACATCAAGCGGAACAAGCGCTGGAACGTCGTCGTCACCGCACGTGGTGCCAGCTGGCTGGAGCTCGACCTGAGCTATCACGCCAAGGGCGCGAACGCCGATGACGCCGAGTCGATGCTCGCGACCAAGTTCGGCATCGCCCCGGAGAACGTCCGCATCGACACGCACCGCATCAGTGCTGTGAGCAGCATCTGATGGCTCAGTGCCGGGCACTCTCCATCCTGGTGCATGCGGACACAAAGGTCGGCAAGTCGACCTTCGGCAACACCACGCCCGCACCTCGACTCCTGCTGGACGTCGAGGCTGCATATCGGTTCCTGCCTGGCGTCAAGGTCTTCTGGGACCCGATGAAAGAGGCGCCTCCGACCTACGACGGATCGTGGGAGACGTGCGTCGTTCTTGTCCGTGACTACTCCGTGATGCTGCGGGCGTATGAGTGGCTTGCGAGCGGGCAGCATCCGTTTAGGTCTGTCGTGATCGACAGCATCACCGAGCTGCAGGTCAAGTGCAAGGATCAGATTACGGGCATGGACATCGAGATGACGCAGCAGCGTTGGGGCGAGTTGCTCGTTCACATGGAGCGTCTCATCCGAGGGTTCCGTGATCTGACCGAGCACCCCATCCATCCGATCGAAGCGATCGTCATCACGGCCATGACCGTCATGCGTGATGGCAAGTGGCGCCCGTACGTGCAGGGCGCACTGATGACGAAGCTCCCCTACTTCCTGGACGTCATCGGCTACCTGTACGTGGAAGCCGTAGTGCAGGACGACCCGACGGCGCAGCCGATCGTGTCACGCAAGATGCTCGTCGTACCTCACCCTCAGTTCGAGGCTGGTGAACGAGTGCAAGGTCGCCTCGGCGACGTCGTGATCGACCCATCGGTACCGGGCATGCTCACAGCAGTCTTCGGTCCAGAGTCCTAGAAAGGGACGCACACATGTCAGAGCAGCCAGTCAACTTCGGGTCACTCCTTCAGGGTGTCGGCTCGTTGTCGTTCGAGCCGGTTCCGGTCGGTGACTACGACGTGTTCGTCGAGACCGCGGAGTACAAGCCGTCCTCGACCGGCAAGCCGATGTGGAAGGTGAAGTACAAGATCAGTGGCGGTCCGCAGCACGGACGCACGATCTACAACAACATCGTCCTCACGGCAGACAACGCCAACACCCTCCGCATGTTCTTCTTGAACATGAAGGCGATGGGTCTCGACGAGACCTTCTTCGCGTCCAACCCCGCACCGCAGCTGGTGGCACAGTCGCTCGTGGGCAAGACCTGCCACGTGGCGATCGACCACCGTGCGTACCAGGGTCAGATGCGGGAGAACGTCAAGTCGCTCTCGCCGGCCGGTGCTGGCGTCATCGCGGGCGCTGTCGCCGGTATCGGCGCCGCTCCGTCGATCCCTGGCCCCGGCGCGGTTCCTCCCGCTCCCTCCGTGGTTCCCCAGGCAGCGCCGCCGGTTGCTCCTGCAGCCCCGGTAGTACCACCAGCGCCGCCCGTTGCTGCACCGCCAGCGCCCCCTGTCGCACCTCCGATTCCGCCCGCACCGCCGGTTCAGGATCCGACTCCGCTGGTTCCGGCCGCAGCGCCTGCGATTCCTGACGACCAGGCCGCGCAGTTCGCTGCGTGGCAGGCTCAGCAGGCGGCACTCGCTGCTGCCCCCGTCGCGCCCGTCGAGGCGCCTCCTGCACCCGCCGCCCCGGCTGGTGTTCCGCTCCCTCCCGCGTCTCCCTTCTAAGATGCGGCGCGTCGGGTACGGCAAGATCGGTCGAGTGATCGAGGTTGACCCGGCGAAGTGGGGAGAGTCGGGCGGCGACAATGAGCCGCCCGCTCTCCTCCTCACTCTCGCCAGGCGACACCCCGATGTTATGTGGGTCGTGCTCGGTCGCAACTCGGGCTGGGTGCCTCCTCTGCCGAACATCGAGAACCCCTGGCAAGAGTGGATCCCGTACATCCGTGAGCACGCCCAGCGCTTGTACCGTGTTGAGGATCAGTCCATTGAGACCTACTACTGGTCCGTGTCGTTCTACGACGACCTCATCATGAAGTCGTACGACACGATCGACGGCATGATCGTCTGGTGCGGACAGCACGGGACGAGCAACTCTCCGATCCCAAAAGTCAGCGACCGGAGCGTCTACACGAAGAGCCAGATCTCCCAGGTGCACTACGGGTCGCACCTCGTGCGCGGCGTCAACTTCTGGCGGCGCAACGATCCCGTGAACCGTGAAGAGATCTGGCTCGACCCGGACGTCCGCAACTACATCAAGGCGCGGGACTTCAAGTGGCCGAGGCGGCACCCGATCCTGAGTCAGTTCGACTGGGAGCGTGTGCAGTCGTGCGAACGATACGGCGACACGCGCACTCCGCAGGAGACAGGCTTCGGCGACCTGGTCGTGAAGGACGGGCTGTGGGTCTCGAAGGATAGGTACATCGCATCAGGTCTCGAGCTGGTCGGCATCGAAGAGTCGGACGATGACTGGCTCAGTTGGGAGGACCGCGACAAGTTCGGGGTCATCATCAACGAGGCACGCGGCTACGGCATGAAGCCCGAGCTCACAAGGCTCGACGCCATGCAGCGTTACATCAAACCACTCGATCCGTCGTGGGTGTACGGTACGTGGAGCAAGGACTCGCTTGCGAAGCTCGAGATGGACATTCGTCCGCTCGCGTACGACCAGCTGAACGGCAAGGTCTCCACGGTGAAGTCGACCTTCACCACGCCGTCGTCTGGATCGGGCTGGGCAACAGCGAAGCCATGGGAGTCGTTCGCCGCTGGTACCATCTGTTTCTTCCACCCACTGTACGACACCCAAGGGCACATCGTTCCGAAGCTCGGTGAGCACGATCCCAACACGGAAGATGGATGGCTGGCCGCATGGCTTCGCGTTCGGACTCCTGAAGAACTGAAGCAGAGGGTGGACCTCCTGAACGAGGATCGCGACACCTTCATGGCACTGCAGCAAGCACAGACAAATCTGCTCAAGGACGAGCTTCACAAGCAGCGGTGCATCACCACCATCGAGAAGAGGCTAGGACTGTGAAGGGCATTATCCTGGCCGGCGGTCGAGGCACACGCCTCGGTCCGTTGGCCGCACAGATCTCGAAGGCACTCGTGTCTGTCGGATCACGACCGCAGGTCATCAACCAGTGCTTCGCTCTCGAACGAGCGGGGTGCGAGGACATTGTTGTCGTGACGAGTCCTGAGACACACCGACAGGTTGGTGACGTCATCCGTCGAGCTGGACTGCACAACGTCGGCCTGGCCGTACAAGCGACGCCAGCTGGCCCAGTGGATGCACTGCTGACTGGTCTGAACGAACTGCCTCGTGATGGTGAGAAGGGACTCGTCGTACTGATGTCGGACACCGTCATCAACGAGGAGTTCGGCACCGAGGACGAGTGGGTTGGTGTCGGTCGTACGCCTGACGTCGCAAGGTCATGGTGTTTCTACGATGCGAACGTCCTCAAGTACGTAGACGGCATACCCGGTCCTGACGATCGCGTCACCATCGGCATCTACCACTTCAACGACATCGACAAGGTGCATGCCGCTGCATCGACAGCGCTGTGGGCGGGTCGGAGCAGGCAGGACATTGAGATCGGCATGGCGCCGTTCTTGAACGCATACGGCACGCGGATGCAGTACTTCTTCAACACGTGGCAGGACGTCGGCGATGTCCTCGCACTAGGCAGAGCGCGTCGTGACAAGTTCATCGCACGTGCGCACCACACGCTGACGCTCAATGATGACGGCACGATCACGAAGTCTGGCGTGTCAACGGATGAGCTCGCGTACATGGCGACGCTGTACGGTGCACGTGGCAGGGTTTCGCTGTTCCCCCAGGTGTATGACTTCACTGACGACTCCTACACGATGCAGTACGTCGACCTACCGAGTCTCGCTGAGCTCTGGCTGTACTGGCCTGGACGTCCTAACACGTGGGCTGGGATCGTGCAGTCGGTTGTCGATCGTGTGCAACGAGACCTGTGGACGACGGAAACGACAAGCGAGCCCGAGCTGGTGTGGGAGTTCTATGTCGGCAAGGCGTTGGCCCGCATCCGCAAGTGGGACGCTTCGCTCCTCACGCCGATCCTGACGGACCGCATCGAGAAGGCGGGCGACATCATCGGCGACGACCTGTGGGTCAACGGGCACGGTGACCTGAACTTCAACAACATCTTGTACTCACTGAACACGAACGCATGCACACTCATCGATCCTCGAGGTGGCATCGTTCCGCAGTCGTATGAGTATGCGAAGCTGGCGTACAGTCCCATCTTCTCCGCCATCACGCACGACCTGTTCGCTGGCGTCAACCACATCCTGCCGTACCGTCCAGCGGAGATCGAAGCTGTGTGGTCGGTCCTGCGCACGTACATCAGCGATCGTCGTCTAAGTGCAGCCGTTGCGCTCACGCTCTTAGCCGCCTGCCCGATGCACGACGATCGGCAGGCGAAGGCGATGTTCTTCGTAGCCAACGACATGCTCATGGATCTCTGATGGATGACGTGCTACAGGACATTGTCAACGCGGTCGAGTCCGTCCGTGCCCGAGCCAACCCGACCGTTCGCCAGGTGCTTCAGCGAGAGCTGAGGGACGCGCACGCGGTCGCTCTGACCGGAGTCGGCAAGTCGTATGAGGTCGCACGCGACGGAGCAGCGCTACTCAGGTCAGTCGGGATTGCCGCGCATGCCATTCACGCAACCGACATGCTGCACGGCGACGGAGGCATGTTCGGTCCGACGCTCTTCCACGGGTCGACGCTCATCGCCATCTCGCACTCAGGCGAAACGCATGAGACTCTCATGGCTGTCGCAGCTTCTCATCAGAAGGTGTTCAAGCTTGCCATCACCGCCGGCAGGGCTGGCAACTCGCTGACGAAAGCGACAGCGATGACGCTGACGTACGTGGCAAACGACGGCTCGATGCACGGTACAATCCCGTCTGCGTCGATGGCTGCGCAACTCGCATGGCTCAGCCTCATCACCTGTGACATTGCAGACACCCGCTCACGCGACGAACTCAAGTCGTACCACCTAGGAGGAACACTGTATGGCTGACATCTCTGATCTCATCAAGATGCAGAACGCACTGCAGGTCGCATCGTACAAGCTATCGCCTGCCGACCTCGAGGGTGAGGCGCGCATCGAGTTCATCAGGTGGAACGTCTTGGCGCTCGAGGACGAGCTGCACGAGGCGTTGGCTGAGACGGGATGGAAGCCGTGGGCGACTAGCCGTCACGTGAACGAGGATGCATTCAAGGGCGAGCTCATCGACGCTTTCCACTTCTTCATGAACCTCTGCATCGTCGCAGGTATGGATGGCATCGAGCTGACGGAACGCTACGCAGCCAAGTGGGCCAAGAACGCGAAGCGCCAGGCGGACGGTTACGACGGTGTGACGGACAAGTGCCCGTCATGCCATCGTGCACTCGACGACGACGGCACTGGGTGCGCCTACTTCACCATCTACGCAGATGACGTGCCGATCTCACACCGCGGCAACTGCATGGAAAACGGCGACTTCAACATCACGGTCCCATCGTGAAAGCGATCGATGTGCATGGGTTCGGGGGTGGCTTCACACTCGGCGCTGTGCAGGCGGGTTGGGAGCTCGAGAAGAAGGTGTCACGTGAGGTTGGGTTCGGCGTGCTCAACACACTGGCGAACCGTCCTCTCCTCGGCGAGAACTGGGACAGCATCACAGCAGCGACGCAGGACTGGGACCAGCTTGAAGGCGGCAAGGCGCAGCTGGTGTTCGGCAACCCGCCGTGCAGTGGGTTCAGCACGCTGTCCCCCAAGGCGTTCCGCGGTACGGATTCGAAGATCAATGACTACATGTGGGAGCTCATCCGATATGCCGGCAAGGTGGGTCCTGAGCTCGTGATCTTCGAGTCCGTCCAGCAGGCGTTCACGCAGGGGATCCCGCTCATGCGGAAGCTGCACGCTCTCCTGGAGGAACTGGCCGGAGAGACCTACACCATCTACCACGTGCTGCACAACAACGCATCGGTCGGAGGAGTGTCAATCCGCAAGCGCTTCTTCTTCGTCTGCGCCCGCATCCCGTTTGGCGTCGACCACCACAAGCTCGACTACGTGCCAACGTTCGGCGACGCACTGCGTGATCTCGAGCCGCTCGGTCTCACGATGCTGGCGCAGCCGTACAGATCCGTCACGCATCCCTGCCGTCCGGAGCCGTTCACGTCGACGGAGACGTGGGAGTGCAAGTGCTCGGAGCGCGGTCTCATCACGGTGATGAACAGCAGCCGGTGGTGCCGTGAGACGATCCACGACGGTACGGGTATCGTCGACGGACACGAGGTCTGCCGTTCACCATCGCTCGACCGAGCTCAGGAGCTGATCCTAGCGATGGATGGGGACTGGCCTGAAGGAGACAGCATCGGCACCGTCCTGCGTCGTCACTACGAGAAGTACAACAAGCTCCCGCCCGGTTGGGATTACGAAACACAGGAGGCCGTATACGACGACAACGGCGAGCCTGTGATGACGGACAACCTCGATCGTCACGGGAATCAGAAGCCACTGATGCGCGGTCTGCCGAAGTGGCAGCGCCTGCGCGATACTAACTTCGCCATGGGTCACAATCAGATCAGCAGATGGTACTGGGATCGTCCTGCCCGTGTCGTCACAGGCGGAGGTGTGCACCTCGTGCTGCACCCGCACCTCGGTCGCACACTGACGCAGCGTGAAGTCGCTCGGGTGCAGGGCTTCCCCGATGCCTGGAAGATCTGGCCTGTGCGCGACGCCGGCGACCTAGGCACTGGCTGGGGCAAGGGCGTGCCCGTCCAGGCTGGACGTTGGATCGCGCACTGGGCGAAGCGATCAGTCGAGGGCAAGCCTGGTCCGTTGACCGGGGTTCCGCTGGCCGTGCACAACAAGAAACTCGGGATCAAGTACGGCGAGCACCCGCGCGAGTACGTAGTAGACGTCACGAACGATTACGTCGCGATCTTGAAGTAATCGAACGTAGCTTTCGATTCTCTAAAGAATCTTGAAAGAACCTATTGACACGCCTCCCGTCGCCTTGTAGATTCTTCTCATCAGCACAACGACGGAAGGACAGAACGATGAAGGCATGGAGCCAGTGTTTCGCCCACGAGGTGAAGGCTGCGTCGATCACCCTCGGCTACGACAGGCGGACAGGTGCGACGGCGATTCACAAGGCGGGCTGCGGCCACGAAGCGAAGCTGGACAATGTTCACCCGTTCGACACCAGCGAGCACATGGCCGGCGTGCACCCGGACGATTGGTTCGAGGTTGCACCTTGCGCCCGTAAGGCTGGTGCGTGATGGCGACCCTGGCGGAGCGCGCGCAGGCGGTCATCGAGCGTCAGGCCGACGGCGAGACGAAGGATCGGATCGCCTCACTCCTCGAGGACAAGATCGTGGAGTGGGTAGAAGAGCCGAACTGGCACGGCAAGGTGATGGGCCTGTGCATGACGGGTGTTCCCTTTCCGGCCGTTGCCTTCGTGATCGTGTACCTCCTCGGCGACGACGTCGACGAGTGCGACTACGAGGTCACCTCGATGTGGTGGGAGTGATGAGCACCTACCACGGGTACACCCCGCGCCAGCATAAAACCGCTTCGGAGAAGCAGGTCGCCTTCATGAAAAAGCTGCAGGACGAGTATCAAGCGCTGCAGGTCGCGAAACTCAGGCACGAAGGCAAGTCGGTCGACGCCGATGCTGTCCAACAAATGGAGATAGACTTCCATGAGAACCTCGACATGCAGGAGGCGAGCCGTCGGATAGACCGGCTCATCGGTATGATCAAGACCATCAAGGAGACGCCCGTTCGGTTGGACGCCGTTAGCGGACGCATCGAGGTCGAGGACGGGTACTACCTGGTCGGAGGTCGGGTGTACAAGGTCCAACACGCCGTGCATGCCACCGGCGGGCAGTACGCAAAGGTGCTCGACTTCAAGACCGGTCGCTTCGAGTACGAGGCCGGTGCGATCCGCAAGGTGCAGCCCTCGATGAAGCTCAGCGTCAAGGAGGCCGCGCACTACGGCAAGCTGTACGGTCGATGCATCGTATGCGGTCGGACGCTGACCGATGAGACCAGCATCGAGCGTGGCATCGGTCCGATCTGCGAAGGCCGTCTATGAAGCTCCTGTCCGGCTGCTGCGTCGCGCTGATCGGCGCAGCAGCCATCACCCTCGGATTCACGTGGCTCGGCCCGCAACAACGGGACCGTCCTGATCAGCGGCTCCTACGACGCCCTCATGGCCTTCCTGGTTAACCACTTGGCACGGCGACATCGTCGCGGCGATGGAGCACATCGATCTCGCGAAGGAGATCTGAACCCCGCACGCCCGGGCGGGGCCAACCGGCCCCGCCCAGCCCCACCGAAGGAGTCAGTCATGACCACCACGACGCCCGACCTCAACGCCAACCAGATCGCACTCGTCACCTACATGAACGGCACCGCACTCCGAGCCGTTACGCTCGAGGCTGCCATCCACGTTCTCAAGAAGTCCGAGACCACCGCTCGCAAGGCTCTGAAGGAGCTGGTCGATGCCGGACTCGTCCTGCGGTCCGGTAACGCGTGGATGCTGAAGTCGGCGCCTGTGGAGGACGACAAGGTCACGGCGTCAGGCAAGAAGAAGTACAAGAAGAACCCGAAGCCGATCCGTGAGGTCCGCAAGAATCGGATCACCCGTGCCGTCCTGACGGTCCGCAACGCCGAAGAGGTGCTGGCCGGAGGTGACGAGTGGTACGACGCAGTCGACTTCACGCTCGACGACATCGGCTACGACGGCAGTAAGTGGGTCACGGTCTGCAACGACCACAAGCAGATCGTTGGATCGGACTTCATCCTCGACGCCTGGCATCACAACTCGTGGCCGGCGTTCTGCACCGACTGCCGTAAGCTCATGAAGCCGTCGGACACCAAGATCGCCGCCGTCCGTCCGTCTTCAAAGAAGAAGGGCAAGGACCTCTGAGTCCTTGCCCTTCGGGGGCTCGCCGTTTACAGTCAACCTGACAGGTCAGACGGAAGGACACATCATGAGTTTCTACCACTTCACCAGCCGGTGGCACACGCCGAGCATCGACATGACGGGCGAGATCCTGCCCGTGGAGTCGAACGTCCGGCACGACATCGAGCATGCTGGACCAGACGTCGTCTGGCTCCTCGACACACCGACCGCAACGGACTACCCGCACGGGCTCGTACGCACCGACGACATCGACAAGACCGCCGTCCGCATCGAGGTCAACGTGCCGGCGATCCGCTGGCTGGACTGGGCGTGGACCGCAACGATGCGCCAGTTCGAGCGCGACGCCCTGGTCGAGTCCGGAGGAGGTCTGGCGGCTGCAGAGCACTGGTACATCTGGCCCGCGGCAATCCCGCGGTCCCGCTGGGTCGAGGTCACCATGATGGCGACAGGACATCGGCTTGAGCTCCTCGGTGGTCGGACGTGAGCATCGTCTGTGCAGGCCACCTGTCCGGCGTCACGCGCGCCGAGGCTGGGTTCACGAACATCGGACCGCCCACGTACGAGTGGTGGGTATGCGCCCACTGCAGGAAGCCGACCGCAGCCTGGCTGCTTGCACAAGGAGAGACCGTGCTGAACTACTTCCGAGGTGGACCAGCTGACTCGCTGGCCTACGAGACGAAGTTCCTTCTCCTTGACCCAGCCGCCAAGGACGTCCCAGTCCAGCAGTACAAGTGGACACCCGAGATCATCGTGTCGGCCAAGACCGGCGCTGAAGCTCGCGTGTGGGCGTACATCGGAGAATCGGCAGCGGCACAAGACGCCGCCGCCGTGCAAGACATCGGCGGAAGCTCCGCAGATGAAGACGTGACCGGAGGCCACGACGACATGACAGCCAAGAAGGCACCCGCCGCTGCGAAGCCAGCTGCAGCCAAGCCCGCCAAGACGGACGACGCAGCGGGTCCGCTGCTCGAGCGTCGCACCACCGGCAAGTTCAGCCGAGCACAGGTTGCCGAGGCTGCGGGTATCACCGTCGCCCAGGTGTACCGCATCGAGAAGGGTGGCTCTCGGACCACCGATGAGGAGACGGCCAACGTCACCTCGGCACTGGAGTCGCTCGAGGCTGCATCGGACCCCGCGTAGCCCCTCGTCCAGAACCCTCGGACGGACCAGCACGGGACTACCCGACTGGTCCGTCTGAGGACGGGTGGGACAGCCTCCCCGAAGCGACAGAGCCGATAACCCGCGCTCGTGGTGTCATCGTACGCCGTGAGTACTTCGGTCCGATCGTCAAGGGAGATCGGGTAGTCATCATCGGTGATCGGTATGCGGACTTCCACAAGATGCGCTATGAGTTCCTGTGTCACGCGAAGAACATGACAACAGGCAGTGAGTGGATCGAGATGTGGGGCGGCAAGCGCGGGTACGAGTCCGTCATGTCGTGTCAGATCGATGCGGTCCGTCGTGCGCACTAAGTAGGAACGCTGATCGTGCCAGCATCGGCCGATCATTCGACTAGGATAGCTCTTCTGACTCCCTGTGCGGGAGACCTCGTGAAAGGACCACAGTGACACCTCGAGAGTATGCGGCAATGGGTTGGCACATCTTCCCGTGTCACAGCATCGAGCGTGGGCAGTGCACATGCGGCAAGGGTGCAGCCTGTGGATCACCAGGCAAGCACCCCCGCACAGCGAACGGCGTGAAGGACGCGACCCGCAGCATCGAGACGATCGACCTGTGGTGGACCACGTGGCCGAACTCGAACATCGGTCTTGCGTGCGGCGCAGCATCCAACGTCGTCGTGATCGACATCGACCCTCGGCACAGCGGGTTCGCCAGCCTCGAGGAGTTCGAGACCGAACGCCAGGACGCACTGCCTCAGACGCTCATCGCTCTCACAGGAGGCGGTGGGCGTCACCTCATCTTCGAGTATCCGAACGACGGTGTTCCGATCGGCAACCGCAACGGCTGGCTCCGTGGTGTCGATGTGAAGAGCGACGGCGGGTACGTCATCCTGACACCTGGGTCGCACATCAGTGGTGGTACATACTCCTGGCTCAACTGGGGCACGACCCCGGTTCCGATGCCTCTGGACCTTCTAGCGGCGGTGCGGAACACGGCGGGAGGGTCAACACGCGACGAGCTGCCCGACGCCGCTACGATCCTTGAGGGGATTCCTGAAGGCTCACGCGACGAGACACTGTTCCGGTGGGCGTGCCAGCTGCGTCGCCAGTTGAAGGACAACCGCAAGGCCGTCGAGATCCTGGTGCTCGAAGCGGCACGACAAGCGAAGCCTCCGTTCCCAGACGATGAAGCGCTGCGCAAGGTCGACCAGGCGTTCAAGCAAAACCATGATGACGGCTCGTTCGAGTGGGGCTTCATCACAGGAGGTGGCGATGCGATCCACGCACCCACCGACCTCGGCAACTCGAAGCGATTCGTGGATCGGTACATCGACACGGTGCGGTACGTACCTCAGTGGGGCTGGCTTCGATGGACAGACATCGGCTGGGTGAGGTGCGGCACCGAGGACATCAACGAGATGGCGCGTTCGGTGCCGGACATCGTGAAGACCGAAGCGCGCTCGCTTGCGAACGACAACCCGACCGTCTCGTCCGTTCTTGTAAAGTGGGCGCGGGCGTCGGAGTCTGCTGGGCACCTCGCTTCCATCGAGAAGCTGGCACGCGACGACAGCAGGATTCGACGGGACGTCGCTGAGTTCGACCGCGACGATCACGTCATCGCCTGCAGGAACGGCATCGTCGACTTGCGGAACGGCGAGCTGCGCGACATCACACGCGATGACCTCGTCACCAAGAACACGAACGTCGTCTATGAGAAGGGCTACACGCTGCCTGAGTGGGAGGCGTTCATCTCGACGTCGACCGAGGGTGACATCGATCTCGCGGAGTACTTGCAGCGTGCAGCCGGCTACACACTGACGGGCAGCAATGCGGAGGAGTGCTTCTTCATCATCAGCGGGCCGCCGGCGTCAGGCAAGTCGACGTACCTCGATGCGCTGCACGCAGCCACAGGTCAGTACGGCACCACCACGCAGTCCGACACCTTCATGTATCGACGCAACCAGCAGACGCCGAAGGATGAGCTCGCTCGTCTTGCCGGCATGCGCCTCGTGTCGCTGTCCGAGGTTCGTGAAGGCGAGATGTTCAGCGAGGCGCTCATCAAGCAGTTCACAGGAGGTGACAAGGTCACGGCACGATTCTTGTACCGTGACACCTTCGAGTTCCGACCGCAGCTGAAGCTCTGGATCGGAACGAACCACGATCCCGATGCACGTGATGACGCCATGTGGCGACGCATCAAGAAGATCTCGTTCGGTCGCACCATACCCGTGAACGAACGCAACCCCGACCTCAAGTCGCTGCTGCGTGATCCTGACGTCGGCGGGAAGGCCGTTCTTGCCTGGGCCGTGCAGGGGGCCATCGACTGGTACCGCATGAAGCTCGATGAGCCGCTGACCGTCACTGCAGCCGTCGAGGACTACCGCCAGGGTCAAGACCGCTTCCGTCAGTTCTTGAACGAGACGATGCTGGCAACGGGCGAGGAGACACTCGTCAGCGTACGTGACGCCTACACGACGTACAACATGTGGTGCGACGTCACGAACGAGATCAAGCTCCGTGTTCCGCAGTTCACGTCGGCGATGAAGGCGCGCGGGATCCACACCATCAGGCAAGAGTCAGATGGGCAGCGGTACTTCGTAGGTGTGAAACTCAAGTCCATGACACCGACCGAGAATGGTATGATGTGGTCATGACCTCGACACTGGTGACGCAAGCAGACATCGCCTTTGCGCTCGGCGTGACACGCCAGGCCGTGCACAGGTGGCACACCACGCCGGGGCTGGGCTTCCCAGAACCCAGGGCGATACGAACACGAGGCAAGCGCAGCTGGCCTGTGTTCGACATGAGCGAGGTACGGGCCTGGCGTCGAGCCTACGTCCCGCACCGAGGCGGTCGTCCTACGACGACCGTATAAGCGCACTGATGGACGGCGGCGCGCCTGACCCGGAACTTTCGACCGGGCGAACGACGGCCTGCCCGTGGTGAACCAGGACATGATGACACCCAAGGTCGATCTGGCCCGCCGTCCGTCAATGTACAGCTGTTCGATAGGTCTCTCTAAAGAATCTTGAGGAAACCTATTGACACGTGACCCGCCGCCTACTAAGTTCTACTCATAAGGACCGGCCGGGCGGCTGGTCAAACGACGGAAGGACAGCATCATGTCTCCTGTGGACAAGTACGCCGACAAGATCCAGGCGCTCCTCGCCAAGGCCGAGTCAACCGACTCCGCAGCCGAGGCCGAGGCGCTCACCGCTCGCGCCGAGGAACTGATGGTGAAGTACTCCATCGACCAGGCGATGATCGACGCCAAGCGTCTCGCCGCTGGCGGCAAGGTGGAGAACATCGTCACCGCCTCCTGCTACGTCTACGGCTCCTACGAGGCAGCCTGGCCGTACGTGTTCAACCACGTCGTTACGAGCCTCGGCTCCATGAAGGTGTACCTCAGCAAAAACCGCATCGACCCGGTCACGGGCAAGAAGTCCACGAAGATCTCGGTCGTCGGCTTCGAGTCCGATGTGCAGCAGGCGATGATCCTGCTGTCCTCGCTGCAGCTGCAGGCGATGGCCGCCATGAAGACGTGGTGGGCAACGTCCGAGGACAAGGGCTGGATGAACGCATCTGAGGCCTGGCGGTCGCGGCGTCAGTTCATCGTGTCCTTCGGCGAAGGCGCCGGCGTCCGCATCCGGAACATGAAGCGCAAGGTCGTCGCCGAGTCCAGCACCGGCACCGACATCGTGCTACGGGACCGCGGCGCGCTGGTCGAGGCTTACGTCAACCAGAACCTCCGCCTCGGCGAGGCGCGGGGCGGCATCAAGGGCGGGTCGACCGGCCACCACGCTGGTCGCACCGCTGGCCTCAACGCCAACACGGGCGGCAACGCCGTCGGCTCGCGCCGCGGGCTCGGAGCATGACCAGCCGTCGCGAGTGGGAGGCGGCCATCGCGTGGCTCATCCTGGTCGCCCTCACCCTCGTGTTCTGGTTCGCCGTCGTCCTGTTCTTCATGTGGCTCGTCAAGGAGGCAACATCATGACCCGTCGAGGCGGCATCGTTCTCGCCCTGGCGATCGCCCTGCTGATCGCCGTCGGCGGGCTGCTCCTCCAGGGGGACATCTGCGACGGGACCAGCAACCCGCAGCAGTGCCGGATCGACTTCCCCGAACGGTAGACCCAACCCGCAAGGCCGTAGGCTCTGAGACGATTGAGAGGAGGTGAGTCCGATGAACCGCCGGTCAACCCGGCCGGCGCCCAGCCCCCATGAAAGGAACCGAGCATCATGGCAATCTCACGCACCACCTTCCCCCGGCCGGACGGCGGCAAGGACAAGGTCATGCAGGTCGTGCACGACGACGCAACTACCATGACCGTCATTGAGAACGAGACCACCGGCGGTGCTACGATTCACACAGTGAATGGCCCTCATGGGACATCGTTCAACCTGTCGCAGCTCGAGGCGCTCGAGCTGATGCTGTTCCTGTCGGAGGTCACGGCATGACGAAGCTGGCAGGCGTGCCTGATGACTTCCCGTGCATCTGGTGCCGTGAAGCCCTCGGACCTGGCATGCCTGCCAGCCTTCTGTGCAAGGGATGTGAATGCATCCACCTGATCCACCCTGGGTGTGCACTGTACACCGACCTGCTCGACACCACTACGATCCTGCACTCGCAGGCTCGTCTTCAATGGAGATGGAACTGACATGAAGAAGCTCATCGCTGCACTGATCGGAGCGCTCGCGCTTCCACTGCTTGCAGCCGCACCCGCGCACGCTTACACACCGGGGCAGATCTACGCCTCGGACTATGCCGACATCGGCTACACCGTCACAACCGAGACAAAGGCGCTGCTCAAGTTCCAGAAGGATCGGCTCAAAAGCGACCGTGCCATCGCCGCGATGGACAAGCTGCCGCCCTTCACCTACTACCGCAATGGGCGCAAGAAGGCGGCGATCGGAAGCGAGATCCTCGACCTCGCACCTAGTAGCGCCGATGTCACGATGGGATTCATCTCGGTCTACAAGAATCACAAGCGTATCTCGATGGACTACGTAGCCGAGCTCGGACCCGGTCGGTACAATGCTGTGATGCGGGTGTCGTACCTGCAGAACGGCGCTGTCTACAACCGTCGGATCATCCATCACATCGTGGTCCGCTGAACATGTGGGAAGCCGAGTCCGCGGGACGCTCCGCGAAGAACCCCGTCAAGGGACGACGTCGGATGTCACCCGACGAGCGCTCCCAGCGGACACACATGCCGGACGATCCTCAGCAGTGGCCAGACCCGCGCGCCTTCGTGACGTCTTCCGTCCGTCACGTTTCGGTCGCACTGGTCATCGCCCTGGCCTTCCTGCTGGGGATCGTCCTCGGGCTGGTGATCGCATCATGATCGCGCGATCGCTGGCCTGGTTCATGGAATGCCTTGCTCAGACGCCAGCTCGCCCGTGGCTATGGCGCTGAGCGCCTCCTGAACGTCCGAACGGCCTTGGCTGGGTAGATTGTCCAGCCAAGGCCGTTCGTATGACGTATCGCGGGCGGAAAGTCCTCCGAAGAGGCTACGCGCCTCGAGCCGTCTTGTATGCCAGCACCCAGTTGCCCTGCGGCGTCTCGAGGAAGGTGTTCGTTCCCTTGACCGTCGCCGGGTGGACTGACACGTAGTCGAGCGGCTTCCCGACTTGCTTCATCTTCCCGACCTTCGGACTGTTCTTGTCGGGACGCTCACGAGCGTAGGTCCCACGCACGATCGTCGTGCGCCCGCTCTTGGGCTTGGGGCGAGGCGGGGGAGCGGAAGTTCCACCTCCACCACCAGCCGGATAGGCGTCGGTCATCTTGCCCCATCCCGGCACCTCCCACGAGTACGACCATCCGACGTACCGCAGGTTGTCGTACACTGACGCCTTCACGCGCTGCACGCGTGTCCCGACGTTGCAGACGACATAGTCATCGTCGTTGTCCTGAGTGGCGACGTGTCCCGCATCAGCAGACAGCCACCAGCGAAGCGATCCCGCCGGCGGCTGCCCACTCTTGAGGTGACCCGCTGCACCAACCGCACGTGCAGCGTCGTTCGCCGTGGCGTACGACTTGCCCGTGAGGTTCGTGAACAGACGACGTGCGATCCCGATGCAGTGGTGCAGCGCCGAGATGTTATCGGGCGGGATGGTGTTGCTTCCGACCCAGGATCGGATCCGCACGACCGCTTGAGCGTTCGTTACCTTCATGCTCCCTCCG